AAACATCTAAGATAAACCAACTGATGAGCCAATGAAATTTTGGCGAAACTAGATAAGCAATTATCTAGTCTTGGTGTTAGCAATTTGCTAACAAATATTAAACTTAAAATTCTTGGAGGAATTAATTATGTTTAAACCTAGTGAAGCAAAAAAATCATGCCTACATATTTTGAAAGGAAGTAATATTCCATTCTTAATTGGTGGTACTGGTGTTGGTAAATCCGCTATCGTTAAAGAGATTGCGGAGGAACTTGCGAATGGTAGAACTTTAACTGATGACACGAAGCCAAAAGAAGATGAATTTGGATTTATCTCTTTTCGTTTAGGATTAGTTGAAAGTATCGACTTAGGCGGTCTCCCTTATATAGATGAAGATACGGGGGAACAAAAGAAAGCATTTTTAGGTAATTTGCCTAAGAGTGGCGAGGGTCTATTTTTCTTGGATGAATTTGCACAAGCACATTCTTCAGTCCAAGCAACGATAGGTCAATTACTCGACCCAAAAGGAAAAAACGATGAGCGAAAAATTGGCGATTATGTTTTTCCTAGTGGGTGGAAAATTGTCCTAGCGGGTAATAGACATACTGATAGAAGCGGAGCGAATAAAGTCCTTAGACATTGTCAAGATAGGACTACCGCTATTCAGTTTACTCACGATGTAAACGACTGGTTAGACTGGGCTGATAGCAACGATGTTGACTTGAATGTTCAAGGTTTAATTAGATTTATGCCACAGCTACTTTGGAACTTTGACCCAAAGTGTAATGACCCGCAACCAAGTCCAAGAAGTTGGGTAAGGTTAAGCGATACACTAAAAACTAACCCGCCTAAAGAGTTGAGACAAAAACTCTTCGAGGGCGATGTTGGTCAAGAGTGTGCCATTGAATTGATGAATTTTATTTCACTTCAAAATGATGTGCCAAACATATCAAAAATATGTAAAGGCGATGAAGTAGAATTGATTGATGAAGCGGGTCTTTGTTATGCGACTACGATTGCTCTAACTACAGCGATTGCACAAGCGGATGACAAAAACATATATGACTACTTTGAAAATGCTTTAAATTATGTGAAGCAATTTTCGACTGTAGAATTTTCTATATTCTTTGTTAGAAAAATTACTGGACTTAGAAGCGAACTCAAAGAGTGCGATGTATATTCTAAATTCAAAGTTGATAACCAAGACTTAGAAATATAAACCGACTGATGAGCCAATGAAATTTTGGCGAAACTAGATAGCATTTTTGCTATCTAGTCTTGGTAATAAACAGACTTTGGAGGGTCTTAAAATTATGAAAAAAGATAATGTAAATACTCTATCTGAAAATGCTACTTTAGTGCGACTTACAACGAAGCATCCAAGCGGTATTAAATCAGATAAGAATTTAAAAGAGGGTTTAGCAATAGACCAAAAAGCACATGAAAATTCGCTTCATGTCGCTAAGTATATTTTTGGTAAAGAAACGAATAAATATTTTCGTAGAATTATCAATCAGTTTAGGAATAATTATTTTTATCCTTTAACTGTTCCTTGGGATGATAATACTAGCGACTACGAGGGAAAAGTTTTAAGTGGGTGGAGATTATGTCCCAACCAAGAACTGGATAACCTTGTTGATAAAGTGAATGAAGCTAAGGCGGATTTTGATAAAGAAGTTAAACAATTTCTTGATAGCTACGATGATTTAATCGAGCAAAATAAATACGCTCTTGGTAATGCTTTTAAGTTGTCTGATTATCCTACTAAAGAAGAGATTGAGCATAAGTTTAAATTTGATTTTGAACTTGGCACAGTCCCACAATTTAGTAGCAACGATATTCGTATTGGTGTATCGGAAAAACTTCGCAAGAAGATTGAGAACGATGCATTGAAAAGGGCGACCAAAAATGTAGAAGCGATAACTAGAACTACAGTCGAGACTCTTTTGGAAAGTGTTGAGCATTTAGCTGATAAGCTAAAATCATACGACCCAAAAACTAAGGGTGGAGGTTTCTTTAAGAAATCATCATTCGATAAGTTGAGACAATTTTTAGATACGCTCCCAAGTATCAATTCTGACATTCTAGGGAATGACAAAAAGATAACGGAAGCACATCAAAATTTAGTTAGCGTTTTTGCAAAAATTAATGATGTCGATGCTCTTCGAGAAGATGATGATTATACAGCCAACAAAAGAAAACAGTTGGCTGATGATTTAACTTCTAGTGTCGATGATTTAAAAGGCGGATTTTTAGATAATATGTATTCTAAAAAGTAGGCTGATGAGTTGCGGGGAAAAACTATTTACCAGTAAATATTTTTTTCTCGCTTCTGTCTTGGGATGTAGTCCCAACTGATGATGACTGAAAACAGTCGAAACAGAAACTCATAAATAAAATTCTTGGAGGAATTAATTATGTTGAATAGTGAAGAGCGAATAATAAAAGCTAGAGCAAAACTTATGAAAGGTAATGTTGGAATGGCAACCATGTTATTAAAACTTACTTTGATTGAGAACAATGAGCGATGCCAAACAATGGCTACTGACGGCATTAATATTTATTGGAATGATGAATTTGTTAAATCAATAACAGATGAGGAAATCCAAGCGGTATTAGTACACGAAGCTAGTCATGTTATTTGGGAACATCCTCTTAGAAAAGGGAATAGAAATCACGAACTTTGGAACATAGCTACTGACTATGTAATTAACTCTTGGATAGCATACGATTTACATATGCAATTACCAGAAGAGGGACTACTTGATAGGAAGTATCACGGACAAAGTGCGGAGCAAGTTTATAGAACTTTATCGAATGATGAAGATGCTTTAAACGATGCCCTTGAAGATTTAAAGTCTAACTCTAACGATGACAATTCTGATAGCGATGCGGATGCGGATGCTGATGCTGATACTAACGAAGATGTCGATGCTGATGCTACTGGAAATGGACAAGGTAAAAGTCTCGAAGAGAAACTTGCTGATGTTGAATTACCAAGTGGCGAAGTATGGATGCCAACGAATGATGAGGGCAAAGAATTATCTCCTAGTGAAATGGCTGATTTACAAGAACAGTTGCAAAGAACTATCGCAATGGCTGACAAATTAGAAGGTATGAGCGATGAGGGATGCGGAGGTTTTGGCGATGCCATGAAACAGCTTAATGAAAGTTATGTTGACTGGGTAGATGTGATGCGAGACTTATTGCAAAGTGCTATTGCTACTAACCCCACATGGACAAGATTGAATAAAAGACATTCTTGGAGGGGGATTAACTTGCCAAGCAAAGACAAAGAGCCACAAGGTGGCGAACTTGCGATTGCTATAGATACAAGCGGAAGCGTATGCCAAGAGGAACTCAATGTTTTTGCTACTGAAATCAATGCCCTTGCGGAAGATTGCGGTATCAATAAAATTAGAGTTTGCTATTGCGATACTTCTGTCCGCAAAAATTCTAAAGGCGAATGGTGGGATGAGTACGACTTAGATTGTGAAGAGTTGGAACTCGTTGCCCGTGGTGGCGGTGGAACTCGTTTTGACCCGCCTTTTAACTTATTCAATGACTATACTGATAACACGGATGAAGTGATAGCGTTTATCTACTTTACGGATGCTTACGGATATTGTTCTGAAGAAGTTGAGCCTAATGTCCCAGTCATATGGGCGTTAAGTGGCGGAGAAAATTACTATAGCGATGAACTCCCTTTTGGGGAAAAAGTTGCTATCGATTTCTCTAGGTTTTAATCGCAACAAATAGGTGTGGGGGAAAATTATTTACCAGTAAATATTTTTTCTCCCCGCATCAAATTTCTGATATCAAGATGTGTATCTTGGCTGATGATTGCAAAAGCATGAAATCAGAATTTTAACCTTAACTGTCCTTGGAGGGACAATTTATTATGCAAAATAATCATAATAAACTAACGGGGTCTCCAGTTTCTACTGTAGTTTCTGATGAAACGAAAATTTGGTTAGGAAACTTAGAGACTAAATATGGTATTGGTGTTGGCAAACAACTTTTTTATGTCTTAGCAGAAATTATTCAATCTGAAAAAGATTTAGAAAAGTTGGTAGTCAAAGGATTACTTAATGAGCATGAAAGCAAAGGGAAACTTTTGCAAGATATGGCTAATGAACTAGGATTAAATTCTAATTCTAAGCCAGTTATTAGTGCTAATGTTGTTGATGTTTTTACTAAAAAAACTAAACCAATAAACAAGACTATTAAGAAAGTCTTAAAGACTAATTCTGATGTCAATACTAAAATGAAATCCGCTATGCAAGATTGCGTTAGTAAAAATCAATCGAATGAATTTGAGATTGATTGGACTAGCCTAGGCAAATATAGATATTCTGATTTAGATATTTTAGGAATGTCAATAAAAGGATATTCTGTATTACAAGAGGATAATCTTTTTTGCGGATTTAAAAGTGGTATGTTTGCTACTCTTCACAATCAAGCCTTGGCATTGTGGAGGGATGAGGAAAAGCAACCTACGATTAAAGAAATTGTTAGATTGCAACCACGATATACCAAGACTGGAGAACTTAGGAATTTGTGTATTCAGTCTATCGCCAAGAGATTATTTAAGGCTATTGTTCACTTTGGAACTGCGGAAGAGAAACAGTTGTTATTTGGAACTTCTGAAATCTATCCTAAGCCAAGGAAGAAAAAAGCCTAGAAAATAATAGACTGGTAAATATTTTATCATCTCAAACCGAGATGGTAATTTTTTGAGCTGATTTAAGAGGGGGGTTTTTTGGGGTATCTTATGCCCTTACCCTCTTCTTAAATTTGCAATAGGCGAAGTCTCACGAAGTCAATTTTTGCAAAACTGTATAGAAAATGCGTATTTTCTACTGATGATTGCCAAAAGGCATGAAACAGTTTTATTAAATTTAACTGCCCTTGGAGGGGTAATTATTATGAAAAATGAAAATGAATATGTTTATGACATTGAGGAATATTCCCAAGATTCTAGGCATTATCAAATTACATCTAATGTAAAACTTACTGATGAAGAAGTTAGAAGTGTTTATTTAGAATGTGATTGTTATGATTTAGTAAAATCAACAAGAAAAAAAGAGGGACATTCTTTAGATACATTCAATAACTTAACTGCATATGTTGAATGGTCTGATGAGAGATTTACTGATGATGAACTTCTTAACAAAATCAAAATATGGGGTGTCTTTAAAGGGACAGAATATGGCGATGATTGTCAAGTTGATATAACTGGAGAATTTGAAAATGACTAATAGAGAATTGTTAGAATTTACTTTGAAAGTAAACATAGGAACTTGCAACGAAATCTATACAAAGATTAATAGGCAATTAGATGAAAAATCAGATGTTGATTTATCTCTAGTTAAATATTTTAATACTTTGGTTTCGATTAATCACAAAGTGCAAGATGTTTTATACAAAGAAAGGGCGGATATGAATTTACCCTTTCCAAAACATCTTGGATTTACAAGTGATAATCAAATAATAGAAGTTGAGGTACAAGAATGAATATCGACTTAGATAGAATTAAAAATATCGCAGAAGATATTATTGCAGATGATGAATGGGTAAATGATAGCCATACTAAAGCTGAACATAGCGGAGTAAAGGCGGGATTATATGCTTTAATTCATCATTTAGAAGAAACTGAAGAATAAAATTAAGGCGGGATGCTACTGTAAAAGGTGGTGTCCCGCCTTTTTTTTTGGTCTAAAAAAAGAGGATATGGAACAGCGTGGTCAGGTGATAATAAAAAATATTTACTGGTATATTGTTTTTTCTGGTGTTGCGTGGTGTCAAATTTGAGGACATGAACACATGATTGAATATGCTGTAAATTATATATATTTACTGGTTTTTTGGCTGTGGATAAATCTGTGGAAAAGTTGTGTATAACTCTTGCAATATGCTATCTTTTATATTATATTGTGATTACCAACATGAAATATAGAATGTAAGTTCATTTACTATATTACCTCCAAGGTAGGGAGGCAGTCGAAAAGACTGCTTCCCTTTTTTTTTCTTCAAGTGATAGTCTAGTGATAGTTGTCCTTATAGTTTCAAACGACACCTCTCAGTTCCATCAGAAAAAATTGACTGGTAAATATTTTTTTTAGCTGGAACCCACTAGCTCCTTAGTTAAAACAATAGACTGGTAAATATTTATATAAAATCCTACGGCTGTGTTGTACAACCTGTGGTGTTTAATAATACAGCAGTAGGGTAAATGTTCCATGTGGAACAATATGTATTTCACTTTGATAGCATTTTGCATTATAATAGTAGCTTATGTATGCGGTAATAAGACACACATATCACTTAGATATACCCGAGCCAAGTAATGTTCACTCAACTAAATCTAGTGCTAAATGGCGACATTTCGTATGGATATTTGAGACTGAACTAAACGCTCTTGCTTTTGCCATATCTCTTTTAGATGACCCTTTGATTATGTCTAACGAATGGTTAATCGAAAGTGCTATCAAGCAATTAGAAGAAGATAGGTATTATCAAGTAGGTAGGGAAAGTGTTGCTATTGCAGAAGTGCAAGACAGTCCGCAGATAATTTATAAGGATGATAAACATGAAAAGTCTATTCATTAGATGTTCAGAAGAAACCTATGAATTGGCACATTCTCTAGCTAAGAAAGAAAGTCGCTCACTCAACAAACAAATTATTCACATGATACATAGTTTGGCAGATGAGAAAGGACTTACTGTAGAAGAAGATACTGCTGAACAAGAGGGTAAAGCTATATTTAGCGGAACTATCAATAGCGATAACTACGATACTAAACTTGGTTTGCAAGGGATTGCTGAAACAAGGAAACAGGATTTTTCTGATTAAGATACCAGTATGTTAGTAGTGCATTAGAACATTCTTGCATTACTAACTCCTTGGTTTTGTTAATTTCTGTAGGATTGTCAACCATTATTCGCCAGAAAATCTTCTCTCTCTCATGCCCACACTCACTCACTATTCTTTTTTGAACTCTCGATAACATGACCGCCCTTGGCAAAGGCTTGGAAAAACTATGACTGGTAAATATTTCTTTTCCATTTGCAGAACTGTGTGGAAAAACTCCGCTTTTTGATATTAATTCCAAGTAGCGATTGCATACATTATGTTGTTGTGCTGTTAGTTTGTTATCTAAATAAGATTTATCTATGATATGTTGGTCGAACACGATTGCTCTTCCAACCTTGCTTTTACCAATTCTAGTTATTGCAACTTGGTTTCGTAGATGTAAGTATGGACTGCCTAAATCATTAATCTGTAATGTTTCAGAACTCCCAGTCAAAGTTATCATCAACTTCTTCAATTTCTGCGTATCTCCCATTTACTGGATTAAAGGACATATTAACACTTCCTAACTTACCTTGCCAACCCCATCTAGCTTTCCAGTTATGTATCTCAACTCCCTCTTCTCCTCTATAAACAGTCAATCCAGTATCAGCTTTACTAAACCAAGCATAAGATTTGGCTACATCAACACCAGTACAAACATTCTTTTTGCCATCCCTAATGAAAGGCTTTGTAGGATGTGCGACAAAGAACACCAATACATCATGTTGCTTTGCGAATAACTGCACTTTTGTTAGCATTTCGCTAACCATATCAGTTTCTAATCCAGTATGTTCAGTATGTATAAAGTTAAATGGGTCTATGACTAATACTCTTATGCCATATCTCATAACTGCACTTGCTCCCTTTTCTAAGATAGCTTCTATTGTTGGCAACCCACCATCTTGATAGTCTTGAAATAGTATGTGTTCTCTTATCCAAGTCTCCGCAAAGTCTTTTTCTTCTTGGGTCATTCTTATATTAGTACCCTCAAAGAATGGCTTACCTACAAGGATTTGAGACAACTGAACTGCATGAAGTTGAACTGGCTTTTCAAAAGAACAGAAACAAGTTTTCCACCCGTTGTTCCTTGCGACATTAACCACTAATTGGTCTATGAAAGCTGATTTACCATCCCCCGCATGACCAGTACACACAACTAAATTGCCTGTAGATAAAGTAAATATCTCATCAACACTTGCATATCCTGTAGATACACCGCTTGGCATACCTTTATCATATAAACTTTGAAACTCATCTGCATAATGGTCTAGGTTATTTAAACCATGTAAAGGTATTGGCTCAGCATTTAGCACGACATCTCTTAGCTTTTCTGCTCCGTGTTTTAATAGAACATCATTAGCATCTTTACAGTCTAGGTTATCTACTCTATAACATCTAGCTTTATTTAATCTTCTAGCTAATTCATCTGCTAGTATGTTTCCGTTTTCATCTGCATCTGTACAAAGAATAACCCTTTCAACATTCTCAAACTTATCCCTATCGTTCCATACATACTTAAATCTACCATCTTCGCTTGGGTCTATCTTGTTATCAGTAATCTTGTTTGGAGCTCCATTGGGAACAGAATAGCAATCTACATTCATCACACCCTCAAAAGCTGTTTTGATAGCTAGTGTGTCCATTTCTCCCTCAGTTATGATGATTGTGCTTTTTAATGTTGGCAATTTGCTATCATAAACCTGTTGACCCCACAGCTTTTGAGCGTTCCCATCCCACCAAAAACTCTTGCTTCCATTTGCACTTCTATACTTAACTGCTTCAACCTCTCCATCGCTAACGAAAGAAAAACCTATGACTGGTTTATATTTTTTTTCCGTCAGGATGCATCCTGCTGTCTCGGAGGCTGTAATACTTATACCTCTTTCCTGCAACCAATCACTAGCTTTACCATTAGATATATTTTCTGGAACTTCTACTGGTTTTTTTACTTCTTGTTTTACTACTTTCATTTTAAAATCCTCTCTCCTTGAAACTAAACCATTGATACCGCAATGATGACAATGATATATGACCTTATCAGCTTCTATGTTTACTGATAAAGGTTTGTCTTGTTTGTTTTTACTTCTTTGGTTTTGACATACATGACAAGATATTTTATGTTGACCAAGTTTCATACCGCTTGTCCTTGGCTGATTATTTACATGACTTAAAAAATCTCTTTTATCCATTTCACTATTGACATACATCTCTTACCTCCTATAGTATGTATATACTTACTATGTAGTAGATACTACTTAATATTAAAATATAGTAAGTATCTACCTACTATATATACCAAAATACTCATCAACCATATCGCAGACATCTTCTGCAAGTCTTTTCTTAGATAGTATTGGATAAGTATTTAACTCCTTTATTGCATTGAAAATGCCATCAGAATTGATGTCATTACGCTCACACAAATTGGAAAAATCATCAGACATAAAGTATAATAAGGCTTCACTAGAAATTTTTGGATGTTTACTAGCTACATCTCTTACTGCTTGTTTGACTACTAAACCATCTAAAGTTTTTTGGTCTGTATCTGAATTTATGTAGTCAGTCTGTTGCATAAAAATATATTACAATAAACTCTTGACATTATCAACACATCATCTACACTTATATATGACATCAACTGAATACAAGTTCAAACAACTTTCTTTATAGTGATGAATTTGTAGATGTCGAGATGTAAAACTTTTGGAAAAGTAGCGTCTGGCGAATATTGTATAGTTTTTTAGGGATTAAATGACACTAAAACAATGATGATTACAATATGGCAAGTGAGTACAAAAGCAAAAGTATTTTATGTCAGTAAGGTTAGCGGAAAAGTGGATAGCTATGAAAGTATAAATCCAGTTTTACCACCTAGCAAAGTATAGGGATAACTTGGAATGTATTACGCCAAGGGTTCGTTGATAATACACGCTTTGCATATAGGCTAGGTAATATGAACAACGCCTTACTAGACTGATTTTTCCTCATGTGCGAGGGTGTTTCAATGTCGATAAATAACAAAACACAGCATTGCGAGGCAACTGTTTTGCTAGTTTCAAAGTCTCTAATAAAAAACTAGCATTTTTTAGGAAAGCATATGACAACATTAGATGAAAAAGAAATACTTCTACTACAAATCTTGTTAGACAAAATCACACCACAACAGTTAGCACATATAAGTAGTATGCTTAATGTAGATGCTAACTACATAAAAGGCTTATCAGCTAAATTGAATTTTTTACCAAAAGGAGGACAATAAATGCAATTTAAAATAGAAGATGGCATACCTGTACCAAAAGGAGTAGGAAAGCCTAGAAAGTATGATTTACCTTTGGAGGACATGAACAAGGGTCAGACTATAAAAGTCCCTCTAGCGAAGTCTAAGATAGCTTCTGAGGTAAAGATAATTAGAAACTACTGTTTAAGGTTTACACACAAAAACCCTAGTTATAAATTTACTGTTAGGCAATTAGAAGATGGAGTAGGTATATGGAGACTGTAAAGATTAAAATGCAAACTTTAGAACAGCGATTAGAAGAAGCAAAGAATGTACTAAAAGAAAGTAAACAAATGGTACAGCAAATGCAAGATACAGTTTTCTGTATGGAAGTAGATGTAGCGAGACTAAAAGAAAAGATAAGAAGAAGTGAAGTACACCAATAAACACAATGTACCGCAAGAGATAATCAATGCGGTACATAATGATAGCTACAGTAGGGGTAAAGCTACCATATCTGCTACTGGTCTATTACAACCACCAAGGATTAGATTGTTGGCACAAGAACATTACGAAGAATTAACTATAGATATATCAGATGAGATATGGAAACTGTTAGGTCAATCAGTCCACACTATATTAGAAAGAGCCAACGAGGAGAACGAGGACACTATTACAGAACAAAGAATGTATGCAATAGTAAAAGATTGGACAATAAGCGGTCAGACAGACAGCATAGATATTAAAAACAACATATTAAAAGACTACAAGATAACTTCTGCTTGGTCTATCGTGTCTGCTTTGCAAGATGGCAAGAAAGATTGGGAACAACAGCTTAATATATATGCGTATCTGTACAGGCAAAACACAGGAAAAACTATTGACCAGTTAAATATTATTGCGATAGCGAGAGACTGGAACAGAAATCAGTACTTGCGTAGTGGTGGGGATTACCCGCCATCCCCAATCACAGTTTTAAACATAGATTTATGGAGCGATGAAGAGCAACAAGCCTTTATCGAAGAAAGAGTTTCAATTCACCAAGAAGCAGAAGTGCAGTATCTCATCAATGATGAGTTGCCTTTGTGTACTGATGAAGAAAGGTGGAGAAGAAAAGATACTTATAGAGTGGAAAAGAAAGGTAGAAAGACTGCTGTTAGAGTGCTTGATACCCAAGAAGAAGCTGATGAGTATATAGGTGGTCATAAAGATAGTAAGCTACTGAAAGTCGTAGAAGCCAAAGGCGAGTGCGTTAGATGTGCTAACTATTGTGATGTGGCTGAATTTTGTAATCAATATAACGAGGAAAGCAAATGAATATTGAAGTAAAAAAAGCTATTGAAGTTATCGAAAATGCTTTGAGTTTTTATGCAGAAGAGGGTATATCTTCTGATAAAAAAGCACAAAAAGAATTAGATGATGCTTGGAATATAGTGAAAGAAAAAAAGAACTATGGATATGGTTATGATGATAGCAATTCTATAGTTATTATTTGGGAAATAGATGATATAAAAAACATTAGACCCGATTTGACTGATGATGAGTGCATGGAAGTTTTAGATTATGCAGAAAGAAAACATGATGCAACATTGGGTATTACTTACGATACTTTAGAGTGGCATTGTGATTATCTGTTTCCAGTAAAGGAGGAAGCAAATAATGGCTGATAATAAAGAACTTACATATAAAGAAGTATGGGACAACCTATCTAAGATAGATTGTTCTGATAAAATAGAAAAGAAGATGAACTTATCTTATCTATCTTGGGCGTGGGCGTGGGGTGTTCTACAAGAACATTATCCACAGGCACAATACTTATTCTATCAAGGCGAGGGCGATGTGCCTTATGTCAAATACCCCGATGGTACAGCAGAAGTTAGATGTAGAGTATCTATAGATAACTTAAATAGAGAAATGACACTAAGTGTTATGGACTACAAGAACAATGCAGTACAAAACCCAAATTCAAGACAAGTTAATGATACTAAGATGCGATGCTTGGTTAAGTGTTTAGCCATGTATGGTCTTGGTCATTACATCTATGCAGGAGAGGATGTGCCTAGTGCAGATAAAGAGCCTGTTAAGAAAAAACCTATTACTGAGTTAAAGAATGTTGTAGAAGAAACATCTAAACCAGTAGAAAAACCAACAGAAGATGTTGAAGCAGATGCAGGTTATGGCACGGAAGCGTGGGCGGAGTTATATACTAAGAGTTTCTTAGACTTAGCAAAACTCAACAAAACCAAAGAAGCTATGACATCTTACTATAAAACTAACACTAAAGACTTAGCAACATTAAGGGATAACTTTCCCAAGATGAAAGAGGATTTAGATACAGAACTAAAACAAATCGTAGCAAACCTAAAGGAGGAATAATTATGTACGATAACAAAAACCAAAGTGATGGAGCAATCTACACTAATAACTACAAACAGAATGACAAACAACCCGATTGGACTGGAAAGGTAGAGATTAGTAGAGATATGTTAAAAGAATTAGTTAGTATTGTTAAAGATGGCGGTACTGGAGAACTAAGAGTAGCTTTGTGGAATAGAACTTCTAAGAATGGCAACGAATACAAGTACGCTAGATTAGACATTCCACAAAAGAAAGAAGAGCCTAAAGAAGAGCCAGTAGAGGACAAAGCAGATGATGTTGACACCTTTACTGATGATGACATTCCATTTTGAGGAGGTAGAGATATGTCTGAAGCGTTTAGAAAAGCATTACAAGATGCTATGAAAAAAGTTAAAAAGCTAGACTTGGAGGTAGCTTTAATAAAAGAAATAGAACAGAAACAAAAATTTATGAGAGGTAAAGATGAGCAAGGGAAAAGTAGAATACAAAAATAGCTGTAATAAATATACTTACGGCAAAGACTTCGTTGTAGAGATTGAAGAAAATATTGACGAGTATATATTTTTTGAGTTCATGTCTGCGTACAGGACTTTGATGGAACAAATTAAAAAAGTAGATACTGGTTTTGGAACTACAGCACATGAAAATCTAATGGACTATTTGTTTATGAAGATTGAAGATGAAAGAAACGAACACTTTAAAAACAAGATGGGGGTTGAATAATGAGTAAGTTTAAAAAAGAATGGAAATTATTTAGACAAGAATTTAAGCGACAAGCGGATGCAAGTTTTATGTTTAGACTTAATTGGTATGTGCTAAAACCAATAGCAGTAATTCTAGTTTTAATAGCATTTAGTATTTTATAGGGGAAAACAAATGGGAATAAAAGCAAAAGAAAAACAAAAAATTGTAGATGAAATTGTTGAAGATTTTAACGAACATCAAGTGCATGATAGTTATTGGTTTGAAAATAGCGAAACGCAAATTGAATGGTCAAGAGAGCAAGAGATGTATTTAATTTTATACAAAGACAAAACTTGGGATTATTGTGAGCCAAAACATTTATTTATGTATATCGAAGATTTACATGAAAAAGATTTAAAAAATTATAATAGTATGGGAGGTTAAATTGGATAGAAGAAAGATACCAGTACACTTACGCCATTTATCTGATTGGAGATTAAAAGCATTGTTTTATTTATTTAGAGGGAGTTTGTAAATGGATGAACAGATAGAGAGTTGGCAGAATAAGATAAGGGATTTAGCTCCTTTAATGCAGAAAGCTGAATACGAACTGTTAAAATCACAAGCAGATGAGAAAAGAGTAATAGCCTTATGTAAGGCTGTTGCTCTATCTGAGGGCATTAAAACTGCAAGTGGTCAAGATAACTACGCAGAAAATCAAGATGAGGTTTATCAATCTAGGTTAGCTATTGCAGTTGCCAAAGGTCAATTAAGTGCTGTTAAAGTAGAACTAAAATCATTAGAAGTTGGGTTTGAAGAATGGAGAACTAAGATGGTTAATGCTAGAGAAGAAAGAAAGAGATATGGAGCATGACAAAAGGTAGCAAACAAAGACCATACGACAAAGATAAGTTTAACGAAAACTTTGAAAAGATATTTGGGAAAAAGAAAAAGAATGTCCATAAAGGGAAGAAAGCCAACAAAGAAAGAAGCTGAACACATGGACAAGGTAAGCCAATTAGGTTGCATTGTTTGTAGAAATACTAATGGATTTATAACACCTGCTGAAATACATCACATAGAGGGTAAGACAAAAGCTAATTCACATTTTAAAGTATTACCTCTTTGCTTTGAACATCATCGTAAAGGCAATAGATTTAGACCTATAAGCAGACATCCATATAAGAAAAGATTTGAAGATGCTTACGGAACAGAAGAAGAATTATTAGAACAAGTTAATAAATTGTTAGATGAAGATTGACTCGTAAATAATATTTTTTTGCAGCCTGAACCAGCAGCGATAAAAATATTTACCAGTCAATGGTTTCCTCGGAGGAAAACAGATGTTAAAAGATATGCTACAAGAAAAGTTGGATAAACGAAAAAGAAAGTGGTGGAATTGGCACAAAAAAAACCCACAAGTTTGGGATAAGTTTGAGCAATACACATTAGAGGCTATCAATAGTGGTAGGAAAAAGTACTCGCATTGGGCGATAATCAATCGTATTCGTTGGCACAATGAGATAGAAACTAAAGGTGGAGACTTTAAGATAAGTAATGACTACATCTGTTTCTATGCCCGTTTATTCCACGCTAGACATCCACAATATAAAGACTTCTTTACATTAAAACCATTAAAAGAAGAAAAGGATATGGCTATGTTAGAGGTTAAGACTGAAAACAGGAATGTTAGCTTGTTTTCTCAATTCGGGCACCATAGCTAATCTCATATCTCTTTCTAGTTCTAGTTCTCTAATCAAATCAGATTTGACTGTTATTGATAGATTTTCATCTTGTAAAATTCTATCTCTACGCTTTCTCCAATTATCTAAATATCTTTCAATCGCTCTTACTTGTCCTTTAACATTCAACACACCTTGCATATTACTTCTATAAGTTGCTAGTTCATCAAATCGTTGTTGTGCTTGAAGAGAGTTGATAGTTGCTACTGCCCTGTCAACCTCATTTCTTAACTCATAAAATTGTTGTTGATAACCACCAGACTTATCTAAATCTAGTAATAGTCTATTAAAGACTGGTAGTTTATTTAGTTGATAGTTGGAAGGTATCAAAGGACTTCCTGTCGCTCCTCTAGTAATAGCATCTATAACAGTTAATACATATCCACCAAGTGTACCTGTATAACCTCTCATAATATGTTCTATTTTTGCAGGAGATATATTAAGAGCTTCTCCTATTATTCTTGCAAATTCATTGGTAGTTGGTCTTGATTGTAGTCCAGGCTCTTTCTTTTGTTGATAGTAGGGTACTATTTCTGTATTAGTAAAAGTATTTCTATTATTTACTACTTCTGCAATAGGTTTTATTAATTGTATTCCACCACCAGGTTGAAAAAATGGTATATTTAATGAAGTGCCTAATTGTCTTGTTGTAGATGTTATAGCTTCATCAACAGACTTTCTTGTAAAAGCATCATCTCCCATAGTCATATCAAATATTCTTTCTGGTATAGCTTTAAATAACATACCTACTTCAAATGGAATAGGTATCTTAACTGCATTGCCATTGCCTATAGGCATGACCCAGTTATCATCTCTTACTTCTCGTTTAAGATTTTTATATTCATCTGTATCACTTACCATCATATAGTAAAGTGCTGTTAAACCTACAAGCAAACCTGCTCTAAAAAATGTTCTTCTAAATATTCTTGATTGTACTTCTTTTAGTGATTCTTCAGTTTGTTGTTTTTCTACAGCAGAATATTGACCAGATAATCCTCTATATAAAACATCAAGACCTTGTATTCTTGCATTTAAAAATGGTATTGCAGCAGTAATAATTCTAAACAATGAATCAGAACCACGCCTTCCAAAGTTAATTATTTCTTGTGCTTGATAAGCTGCTTCTGATTGTGCAACTGCTTCTGATAAACCTTGTTCTTTTAATTTTTTGTAAACACCATCATAAACTGCTTTACGAGTTGCACCATCTGATTTAGTAGTAAGTGCTCCAAGACTATCCCATAGTTTAAAGAAAGCACTTGTAGGAGACATACTATTATTTGGTGTAAGTCCTTTCTGTCGCATAGTTCTAGTAATAAACTGTTTTACACTACCCTCATCAACAGAATAATCATAGCCACCAAGAACACCAAACTGTTCTAATTGTTCCATACTACCAAACATATTTTTAACTGAATCAATGATAGGCGTATATGGTGCACCACTTGTTACAGCAGAAGATAAGGTATCTCTTAAAATATTTATAACAACAAAACCTGGGTCTCTTGTAACTGTATCTCTAAGTAATCCTGCTGGTACTGCTAAAAATTTTCCTATAGCACCTGGAGCTACTCCTCCAACATTCTGTAAACTATAGACCAGTCTAGGGTCATCTACTTGATAATGTTGTTTGTTGCCATCTTCAAAAAAGAATAAACTATCAACTTTACCTGCATTTTTTGCAGATATTTTTTGAGCTAATCCCATTGTTTCTAGGTCTCTAATTATTTTACCCATAGCATCATTTTTAAGTGTTGCTGTAAGTATAGATAATGAGTTTCTTGATATAGCTTCTATTGGGTCAACATCAACAATATCTTCTGAACCTTTCATTTGTATATCTAATGGATTTCCTGGTAATGAACCACTTGCAATTCTAGGTCCTTTTATACCACTATCATCAATCATACTTCTATAAAAAGGATAATAAGAAGAATGTTCTCTCCATAATGCAGATTGGTCTGCACTTAAAATACCTTTTTTTTCTGCAAGTTTTATTAATTTATTATTCCAATTTTGATAATTATTATAAGTTTCTATTACTTCAGGATATTGTTGTTCTATTTGTTCAATAAGAGGATAATCTTCAGGTTTTACTGGTGTATCTATTTCTGAACCATTTGCATCAAGACTTTTTGCTCTTCGCAACATAGCATAACTTTTAAATACAGCTTCTAAATTAACTTCAGTATTAGAAAATAATGGTGCAAGAATTTGTATAAGACCACCTGTTTCACCAGTAAGATTTCCGTTAGCATCAACAAGTTCTAAAGGCACAGTATGAATTAAAGAATCAACGCCATCTATTACATCAGTTGCATAACCTCTAGTAAGCATACCTTGATATACACCTCTTGATTTATCAGACATTCTTAATGCTTGTTCTGCACCTGACTCTGCATACATATTAGCAAGTGTTACTTCTTTTGCTGCTGCTTCTGCTTCTTGTTCTGTATATGTTTTTTTAGTTTTTGGATTTATTCTGTTAAGATAAAATTCTTTAGTTTTACCAGCTAATAATGTTTTAGTAACAGTATCATATTGGTCAATATATCTTTGTCTAAAATTAATAAAAAAGTTTTTAATAGCTGTTATAGGGTCTTTAACAACTTCTATTGTTCTTGCACCCCAAGATTGGTCAGGTAATACTTCTCCACCTGTTCTTCTAATAAACTCTTGTAAATTTTCTGGTAATGTATCAATTAAAGGTCTTGAAAAATTAGGTATATCATCTGGTGCTTTAGCAGATAAATCTTTATTAAAGTCTATAGCAATCTTTAAGGCTGTATCTGAGGCATTTAAATTATAATAAGGTATTGAACCCCTAGGTGTTTGTTTAACTGTTTCTTCAGCTTGTGCTAATGCTTCTCTTAACTGTATGTTTTCTTGTGCATTAGTACCTGTATCATCTCTTCTACCTCTACTAAATAAAGGCACATCATTAATTAAACTAGCTTGTCTATCTTTAGTTGCAGGAGAGTATTGATATGTTGGTTTGATGCCACGAAGGTCAGCAAGAACTTCTGCTTCTTCTTGAAATCCATTATATTCAAACATAGCATCGGCTAATAATTCTTCTGTTGTTTGTTCTCCTTGATATTTATAGAAATCTCCTTTTGCATCTGCTTCTTCTATTGCTGCATCTAATTCTTCTTGGGACATGATTCCTGAACCAGCCATATCACTTTCAAATTCTGCAATAAAATCTGATTCCATAGCTTTTAATAACATAGGCACATAACCTTTTACTTTACTCATAGGAACTTCATATCTAAGTATTTCAGGATTCCATGTTGCACCTTGACTTTGTGCTTTTGTAAATAAATTACGACCTATTTTTAATGCTTGTCTGCTATCTAATGTTGTACTTGCAAATAAATCTTGTGGAAGTTGTCCATAGTTTTTAATTTTTTCACCTTCAGGAATATTTAAAGTTCTAAATAAAACTAAATTACCTTTTTTATTTGTAAATTTTTCTAAAAACTTTTTACTAGCTTTTAATAAAGGTCTATTATTTTTACCTTTAAATGCATCAACTATAGCCATTTTAAGTGGTCCTGGATTATCTCTAGTACCGCTTATTCTACTTTTTATTAATTGGTCTAATATTGCACCAGTTTCAAAACGATTATTACTCGCCCAATCAAAAGGAACTTCAATATCTTCTGGTATTAAATTAGTTCTACTAAATGTAGGTAAATCTCCAGCTCTTAACTCAGCTATTTTTTGTTTTTGATTTTTTATTTCTCTTTCTAATTTTTTAGCACTAGAATCTGTCATAGTGCCTCTTTCTGCATCTAGCTGTGCTTGTTTAAACTCTATACTTGATTCTAAATTAGATATTGTTCTTTTTCTTTTTTCTCTATCAAAGTAAGCTTGGTCTGCTTCTCTACTAAAAGTAGGTATATCATCTACGGGTTTTATTCTTGGGAAATAACCCCATCGTGCCCAACCATTATTACCATCCCAACGAATATCACCTGCTCTTAACTTGTAAGTATGCACCTTTGATGGAGTTACATCAGGCATATTAAATATATCCATAATTCTATCCATTGCTTCAAAGTTTTTTTCTTGTTGTAAATTAACAACTCCTTCTGCTCTTCTTCTAGCTTTATCTGCTTCTCTTATTTCTTTTCTTGTAATTTTAGATTCATCAACAAGATATTGTGCTTCGCTTAAAAATGGAGTAATAATATCTCCTTCTCGTAAATCTCTTTGTGGTGCAGCTTGATACATAGTTATTTCTGCATTTGGATTGCCTCTAATTTCTTTTAGTTTATTTAAAAATCTTTGCTCTTCAAGGTCTATGCTCTTTCTTCTGTTACTAAATTTTCTTAAATTGTTATAATCTAAATCAGCACCAAAGATAGAATAACCTTCTGGAGTAAACTCTTCACTAGGTATAACTGTTAAGTCATGTGCAGGTGGACCATATTGTGCAGGTACATAATCAGCTACATGACCAGATGTTTCATCTCTAGGTCCTCTAGCAAATGTAGGTATATCTTCAGGAGCTATTCTATCTCCTAGTCTTGTGCTCCTTATTACATCTCTTTCTCTTGTTCCAATTTTGCCAGATTCTATATCATTAAATATTTGTGTAGCATCTTTATAACCTGAAATACTCATGGCTTGACCCATAGCTCTAAAGAACTCAACAATCTTATTAAAAATACCTTCTACTTTTGGAGGATTATTAGTTATTAAATTTCTATTTCTAAATAATTCAGCTATAGCTTCTTCTACAATATGTTCTTCTTGTACTGCTCTAGGTCGTCCTGCTCTTTCTTGTGCAGTTCTAATTGCAGCTTCTTTATAAAAAGTCATTTCAGTACCAGGAAATTTTCTTTTTTTAACTAGTGTACTTAAATATTTATACTCTTTTTCTTTAATTAAATCTTTTGCACGAAGAGCATGAATCATTTCATGGTCTAATACTTTATTAAGTCTTTCTTGTATTTCTAAATCAGTAGCATTACCATCAGGATTTACTGCGTTTAAAGATAAAAATATAGTATCTGTATTCTTATCATATTGTCCTTTTACAGCTCCTTGTGTTTCTGTTGCTCTTACTTGACTTGGGTCAAATTTTATTTCGCCATCAACATCTACTAATGTAGTAGTAGAAAGTATGTCATCACTTATAATAATACCAGTTTCTTTAAGACCTCTAGCATTTAATATTTTTCTTATTTCTTTAGCAAATTTATTAGTTTTACCTTGTTGTATAGATTCTGCATAATTAATACTTTTAGGAATTATTTCTGCAGGAGGTAATAATTTTTCTTGTCTTATTTTTTCTTGTTCTACTAATTTATTAATAACTTCTGAACTTAATTTACCTTCTGCAGTAAGTCTTGCACCAAATTCTTCTGGTGTTTCATTAAATCCTTCTGCTCTTCTTGCTATATCAAACTCAAAATTATTTCTAATTCTATAATCATTAGTGCCTTCTATTTTTTCTGCTCTACCACTAAAAATTAAATCATCTAAAAACTGTTCACTTTTACCTATTTGTTTTAAAGATTGTTTATTAAAAGTCATATTATTGCTTTTCATTTCAGCAACAAAATCTGCCATATCTTGTGCAGAATAATTTCTAGGTCTATAGTCTGGGAAATTTGTTTTTTGATTAAATTTAGGAAGGGAATGAAGTTTAGCCAAAAATAATTCTTTTTGACCTTTGTTCATATTTTTGAAGTCAGCAGTACCTGTGTATTTTTCTGCTGCGTATCTTACAGCAGATGATTTAGTATTTAAGTCTATATTTTTTGATGCAGCTAATTCTTTTATATATTTAATAGTTGTATTAGGTTTATCTTTATCGGAAATAATAGAAGGTATGCCTTTTTTTTCAGATGCTCTAAATACTAATCTTGCATAATCAGATGCAAATTTATTAAACTCTTTAGGTGTTAATAAACTTTTAACTTCTGTCATAGATAATCTAGGATAACTACGACTAGATTTACCTGTATCAGTAGTAAATTTTTTAATTTTTTCTAGTAATTTATTATATGTATTACTATTTTGACTTAAACTATTTAATATCTGATTAGCTGTTACATCAGAAGATTTATTATTAATTATACTTAAACCTATATCATAGGCAGTAGAACTATTAATTAAGCCAAGATTATAAATATCATTATCTAATTGTTTTTTTAATTTTCTTACTTCAAAGTTTTTTAATAATTTTTCTTTAATTTCAACAGCTTCTACAGGTGTATTTTTTAAATCTATTTGATTAGGAGAATCAGGATTTGTAATATCTACGACTGCAAATTTTTCTTGCGGTGTCATAATTATTTCTATTTGTGGTTCTGTTTCAAACCCTAATGGTAATTTTAATTCAGGAACTTCTACTGTAGGTATCTCTTGTATTTCTTCTAAAGTTCCTTGTTCTAATGCAAGTTCTGATTTTTTTGCATTTAATATTTTATTTTTAGTTTCTTCAGCTCTTAAATTATCTTCTTCTGCATATTTCTTAGCAATAGACTTTCTACCAGCCATACTAGTTACTACTAAATCAGCAACACCACCAATAATGCCACCAATAGTAAACTCTTCAAACAAACTTTCGCCGATAGGAAGTTGTTCGCTATAAAATCCTCTTGCTGTTAAATCTTGCAATATACTTGCAATTACTTCTTGTCCACCTTCAGCAGCACCTGATTGTAATGCTGATGCTAATTTTTGTTTGGCAGATAATGGTGCGTTTTTATGAACTTTACCTAATATATTAGCAACAGGTAATACTTCAGTTATACCTATAAGACCACCAAAGAGTTCAGCAGTAGTTTCAGTTAAACCACTTACATCTTCACCCATGTTTCTAGCCATTTGTAATCTATCACCTTGTGCTGATATACCTGTAGGTATAGCTAAAGCTGTTGGTGTTGTGTACATAGGAGATAAATATCCTGTTCTAGCTCCTGGTCTTTTAGATAAAATTTGACCTATTTTACCTGCACCTAAAAATGGTACAAATGAACCTATACCTTCTCCTAATTTAGTAGAAAATTTATCATAATATCTAGGGTCTGCTGCTAAAGAAGAATCTTGTCTTAAATAATCTTCTGCTCTTTGTAAACCTTTATATAAACCACTATCATTACCTATATCAAATAAACCAACTATACCTTTAGGAACATCTAAAGCTAATCCTGCAATACCTCTTGGAATAGCTTTTCCAAATTCAACTGTTTGCATTAAAACATTAGTTTGGTCTAAATCCTCTCCATATTTTTCTTTAACAGCAGCAACAAACTTAGCTCTTTCATCTGGGTCAGAAGGAATACGATATTTATCTCCGCTTCCATCTGGTGCTTTATATATACTCATTGTTAAATTTTATATTTAGTTAAAGGGTCCTCATCTTCAGTAGGCAGTCCAGTTTCTGTTAATTTTTGCAACATCTGTATTCTTGCAAATATTGTTTCTAACATTTGAATACCTTTTTCTCTATCTACAGTTCCTGCTTCTAAACCATCTTGTATTAATTGTGCAGAAGTTTGTAGTTCTTTAAGAGGCAATCCAGCTATACTAGTTTCTATATTTTTTATTTGTGCATCTATTAATTTACCTTGCAATCCTCTATATTGTTTTTCATCTGCTGCATTTTTTAATCCAAAGTAAGCATTAGATATATTACTAGATAATTCTGCTGGACTTCTTGCTGAACCTATAGCTCCACCTAATGCTATTAATAAGTCTGCATTATCAGGTGATTTTGCAAAGTCTTTAAATCTTCCAAATAATCCTTTATCTTGATTATCTGCATTTAATTCACCAGTAATTAAATCATTATTTATTTTATTTTTTGCACTTTCATTTTCTGTATCTACTCGCAATGGGTCTATATCAGCTTCATCACTTCCTGTAAATGCAGCATAACCCATTTGACCTAAAAATGGTGCAACTCCAAGACCAGAAAATGTTGCTCTAGTTGGAGAAAAAATTCTTTGCGATACTTCAGCTCCTGTTGTAGGATTTATCATTTTTCCTCCATATGGTACGGCATCTTTATATGCAGGATTAGGTCTTGTATATGTTTTTTGAAAAAGTTTTTTACTTCCTTCTATTGCTGGTTTAAATTTACCAGCTCTATATGCACCTAATAAACCTCTACCTGTTGCTGTTAATGCAGTAACACCAGTTTTTATTCCAAAACCAGCAAGAGGAATTACTAAAGCTGCAGTTGTAATAGCATCTATACCATCTAAAGCTGCAGTAGCATAATCTATACTACCATCTTCCATAGTATATCTTTCTTCAAAAAAACCTTTATTTTCTGCTGTTAATTTACCACTAGCTATTAATTCATCTTGTTTTCTTTTTGCTTCAACAAGTTCTTCTTGTGTAGGATAAGCATCAAGATTATATCCACCATAACTACCTGTTATTTGACCTTCTGCATAACCAGTTTTACCACCACTAGCCATCATTTGCATAGGAGAGGGCGGAGCCATGTCCTCCGTGCCACCTAGTTGGAAAGCATTTAGTGTACTAGGTGGTTGAGCCATAGCTCCTAAACCTTGACCACCAGAAAATTCAGCTATTAATTCTTCAGCAACTGTAGTTTCTGGTTTTGGTTGTTGAGCAGCATACATTTTTTCCATTTGTGTACGCCTTTGTATTTCACTTAATACTAAAAAAGATGGATAAGTTGTGTTAGGGTCTTGCGACATTTGTATAAGCTGTTGTTTAGGAACAAACTCTAAATCATTTGATAATTGTACTAAATTTGCCATTATGCCATTCCTTTATATAAACCAAGACCTTGTAGTCCAGTACCTAATGCAGTTTGAAATAATCCTGGTTGTTGTTGATAAGTACTTATTTGTTGTTCTGGTGCTACAGGTATACCTTGTAATAATCCACCTAAGAAACCTAATTGTCTTTGACCAAAACCTTGTTGTCTTAAAAAATCTTGATAACCTAAATCTAAAGATGCTTGTTGCATAGCTCTTTGTTGTGCACCTATACCTTGTAATGCAGCAATTCTTTCTCTAACATCAGATTGTATATCTCCACCAACATTTCTTAGAGCATCAATAGATGCAAGACCAAATCTTTGAGACATATCATAAGCTGATTGGTCAAATTTTTCTTGTGCTTGTCTAGCAGCTTCTTCTTGTTGTTGTGCTGTTAAACCAAGTTTTGCTGCTTGTTGTCTTGCTGATTCAGCAGCTTGATATCTTTGTGTTTGTAATTGTGTTTCTCTTTGCCTACTTTGTTCTTCAGCCATATATTGTTGTAAATTTAACTTTTGTCCACTTAATTGTGCTTGTCTTTCTGCTGCTAATTGTTGTTGTGCTGATTGATATGCACCTAAACTACCTTTTGTTTGTATATCGCTTAATTGTTGTGCTAAATTACGCTCTCTTTCTGCTTGTATAATACCTTCACGATAACCACCTAAACCACCAACTCTTGTTGCTGCATCTGATGATTTATCACCCATCATTTCAGAAGCTCTTATAGCTTCTCTTTTTGCTATATCTGTAACATTTTGTTGATAAGGATTCATAAATCTATTGATATTAGATTCATAATCTAATGTATCAAATCTTGGTCCAAATCCCCTAGATTGATAACCTTGTCCTATCATTCCTGCTTGATAACCAGGGTCAAACATACCAGCTTGATAACCAGAACCATATGGTCCACCCATCATCATTGCTCTATTAGATGCTATTTGATATTCTGGAGGTGTACCTGCTTGGGCATAACCTCTAGTCATACCCTGTGATGCTAACTCATCAGGAGAAAAATAAGCTATTCTTTCTCCACCATATGGTATATATGGTTGATTAGATTCAGCTTCTCCTCTTTGTAAAAGTCTCTCAAAATATGGTTGTACATATTCTGGTAAATTACTTTGAGTTACTTTTGTTTCAGTTGGTGCTGGTGTACTTCTACTTCTTCCGCCCATTATTTATTCTCCTTAAACTCATATTCAAAAAATATTGCTGTTTTTTCCCAACCTTTTCTATCTTTTATCCAGTTCCAAAAACCTGGTCTGCCTATACCTTCAATACCAACACATTCATTACTTTTTGCCCAATTATTAATAACTTCAAGACCTCTATCAATCCATTCGTCCATTTTTTTACCGCCTATATGGTCTATATTTAACATTTTTTTTCCAGTTGGATATATAGCTATTTGAGTTATTGCACATCCAAATATGTCTAATGTTTCTTTATCAAAGATAATCCATAGAGAAGCTTTTTGATTTAAACAATCATAAAATATATCTTGTGGCAAAGCTCTTCCATTAGAGCGTTTACAAGATTTTTGTAAATGTTTTTCACAATCTTCCCATACTAAAGTTAATTTATCACTTGGTACAAGAGATATATCAAAATTATTTTCTATTTCTAATTTTAATTTTTCTGCTACTTCATTCATGCTGGTAATACTTCATTTGGATTAATAGGCTTTGCTTGTGTTTTACCACCAGTTTTAGCCATTCTAACTCTATCTAACATACTATCTAGTTGTTTAGAACCTGCATCAGAACTGCCATCTCCTAACATAGATACAACATCTGCTGGAATAATATATTCATCTTGTGATACAGCAGCTATTGGTTTATTTCCTATATTCATAGGTAAATCATCTTCCATGCCACTTTTACCAAAACCTCGTATTAATCCTTCTGTTTGTACATTTGGATTACCTGCAGCTTGTGTTAATATCATATTTCTTAATATCATAAATTGTTCTTGTCCATACTTAATAATAAACTCATTAACAATATCACTATTATCTGTTTCACCAAGAATGAACTGTATAGTTTCTTTTACTATAGGGTCTTGCATCATCATATCTGTTGATTTTTCAACAGGCATTTGAATATTTACATCTTGACCTTCTTGAAACTTATTAGTTTTAGCTGCAATTTTTTCTACACCTTCTCTACCTTTTGGTCCAGAATCATACATGGCTTTTAATCCTTCAGGTAGTTTATCTACTTCTACATTAGTATCTCTACCACCTGAAAACATAGGTGCACCAAACATAGGCATACCACCCATAGGTTTAAATCCTGTTTGTGGTGTCATAGGTGTATTACCTGGTGCTGCTGGTGAGGGTGGTGTTAGTGTTCCCATAGTAGTATCTTTTGGACCCTGAGTAGTATTTACAAACTTTAAATCTTCTGGAGATATTCTAGATTCCATATCTGTAACTAGTGGATTTACAGGTAAATTATTTCTCATTCGGTCTGTATTATAATTAGCAATTCTGACTGGAGGCTTTCTTTCTAAATCATAATTACCTATTCTTGGTGGATTTACAGGTAAATTATCTCTCATTTGGTCTATATTATAATTACCTATTCTTCTAAAATTAGGTCCACCACCTGCACCTATAACTTCATTAGAAGTATATCCGCCACCTGGTCCACCTATAGACATAAAGTTATCTCTAGGATTAGGAGTATTTATTTTTGTAAAGTCAGGTATTGTTACATCTGCACCACCCTCAATAGGTAAGGTTATTGTTGGTTCAGGTGTTATTGGTGGATTTACAGGTCCAGTTCCTACAGGTCCAGGAGTAATAAAATTATCTGGTGGTGCAACAGGTTGTCCTATTTTAGTTCTACCTTTACGACCTATATTATCATTAATAGGAGGAACTAAAGGTCCATCTGGAGGTGGTAAATCACCACCATCACTAGGAGGGGGAACATCGCTAGGAGGTGGTGTATTTACAGGGGGGTTATAGGGTTGTGGAAAATATGGTTGTATAGGTTGTGTATTAAATCTTGCATATGGATTATACATACTACCCATTTGAGGATTGCCATAAAAACTTTGATAACTTGGAGTTTGCATAAATGGATTACCAAATCCTCCAAATCTAGGTGTAAATGGTCTATAACCTCTACCTCCCATAAATGGTGGTTGTAAAGGCATAATTGGTCTGCTACCACCCATATTTGTATATTGTGGTTGAGGACTATATATACTACTGAATGGGTCGCTTTGACCACCTTGACCTATATCTCTAGCATATCTTGTTAAATATGTTGTTGGGTCATCTCCTTGAAAATAACGAAATTCAGGAGAAAAACCTGGCATAAAACCAGGTGTTATAGGTCTAGCTCTTCTTGCCATAAATTGTGAACGACCACCAGGTTCATAATATGCACCAGAACCTAGATTAAAATCATTAGTTTGTCTTGGGTCATAATAAACATTTTGACCTCTTCTATATCCTGTTTTACCACCATCTGCAAAACTTGTACTACCACCTGAAGCTATTGGTATTTGTTCAGGATACATTTCATACATTCTTTTTTTACGCTCTTCATTATCTGCTGCAAGTTCAGCCATTTGTCTTTCAAATTCTTCTTGTGAACTTAGTACAGCACTAGTACCTGCTGTTGTTCCTGCTAATACTCCACTAGGTGTCATAGCTGCAGAAGCTATATTTTTTACACCTTCATCAAAACCTCCACTAAATAATCTTCCACCTATATCACCTAAAGTTGCAGTTTCTCTTGTTATTGGTGGCAATGTAGTTGTAACTGGAGGAGCTGGTGGTCCAACTACAGGAGCTGGTGGTGTAGTAGTTACTGTTGTTGGCATATCCATTGCTACATTAGTTGCACCTCTAGTTCCTAATCCTGCTGTAAGACCAGATAATAATGCTTTAGAACCAGAACCACCTGTTTGTGCATATGTAGCTAAACCTGCTCCTATACCTGCCATAGCTGCTGCTGATAAACCTGTTCCAGCTAAAATAGTAGGTGCTATTGCTGCACCTAATACTGGTGCTAAGAAAGGTAAGAAAGCTTCAGGTTGTCCTGTTTGAGGATTAACTGTTATTGGCATGGCTTGTGCTAAACCTTTAACTTCTGCAGGATTTACATGAAGAAGCATAGAATCTCCAAAACGACCTTGTGCTGCTACATTTTTAGTTTGTTGTCTTATATCCATAAGTTTCCTTATTTATTTAATTTTTGTTCTACTAATTTTGTTAAACCACCAGACTTATAACTTGTTCTGCCACCACTTGCTTTATATGTAGCTGCAGTCATTTCTGCTACACCTGGATATAACTTTGCAAGTTCTGGATTAGCTGCTATAAGTTTTTGTAATTCTGGACTAATTCTATATTTAAATTGGTCAAAATCAGGTTCATTAAAATATGCTTGTCTGTAAAAAAATTCTATATCTGGATTATAACCAAAAGGTTGTCCTGGTACTGTTACAGAATCTGGATATTGACTTCTTAAATAATCTTCAATATCTCTTCTTTCCATAGATACATCAAAACCTACATCAGGGTCATTTGGACGAATTTGTTTTTTAAATTCTGCATAACCTTCAGGATATACAGGGTCAAGATAAGGTCTCCTTTCTCCACTTGGTGTATAATATCCTTCTACTGATTCACCAGGTATGTCATAAAATGAATATCCTGGTGTAAAAGGCATTACTTGTTTTTTTGCTTCTTCTTCTGATAAACCGCTTCTTATTAATGCATTTATTTTAGCTCTTTCAGGTTCTCCATATTGTGGTTCTACATTTATTAATTTTGGAGGTGTGCGTGTAGATTCAGGTGCTTCAGCAATATAATAACCAGCTAACATATTGCCTAAAGCATCTACTTCTGCTGCTGTTCTTAATTTGCTTATTGCAGCTTTTTGTTCTTCTTTTGATAAGCCACTTGGTATATCTTGTGAAAAATCTTTATATTCACGAGATGTCATAACACTAGCAATATCTTCTATACTAAAACCATAATCAGTTAAAAGTTGTATTTTCTTTTTAATATCTTTTGGCTCTAAGTTTGATAAATATACACTATCACCTAAAGTATCACGAACAATTCTTCTTGCATCATCACTTAATCTGTCAGGACGAGGTGCTGAAATTACATTAAAAGGAGTATCATCAAAACGAAAAGGATTAGCAGATTCTCTTGCTATTTTAGGTAAATCTTTTTTAGATGCTTTACTTAATTCAGCATTAATTTGATTAATAGCATCTTGTTCTGAAATTTCACGATTTTGATATTTGTTCATAATATCATTTATTTCTGGTTGAGCAGATGAAAAATATTTAGGACCAAATTTATCTGCTCTAGCATCTTCTGCTTGTAAAATAGGAAATAAATCTGGTCGTTCTACTGTACCTAATCTTTGTTTACCAGGGACAGCAGATTCTCCTCCTCCAAATCTTATGTCAAGAAATGGATTATTAGTAGCAAAATAAATTGCTTCATCTATTTTTTTTACTTGTTTAGCATTTAAGTTTCCAGCTTTTTCTGCTAAGAAAACAAAACTAGATAAATTAAATCCTCCTAAACCTTCAGATTCTACTGCTCTTATTAATGGGTTTGTAGTATCTGGTTTATCAATTAAACCACTATATAAATCACCTCTTTTATAACCAAGACCTTTTAATCCTCTTTCAAGAGCACCCATTCTTCTTAAAGTTATATCTTCTTGTGGCGTAAATAAATACTGAATAAACTCATCTATCTGAGCATTTGAAATTTTACTTTTATTTTCTTTTGCCATTATCTATCTTCCTCTTTTGTTTCACAGCCAAACATATTAAAACTCATGTCAACTGCACTTGTGTAAACTTTTACTACATCTGTTTGATTTAATGTAATACCTAAAACTATTGCTAATGAATCATTAGCTGCTACTGATTTATCATAATAAAGAAATTGTTTATCATCAGCAGATGCTCCTGCTACATGAACACTTAATCTAAATGTTATTGCAGAACCTGTTCTATTTGCTGCAACTATAGAACTAACTGTTGTTTGTGTCATATCTGGCACAGTATAGAGTGTAGTTGTTGTTGTTGCTGCTGGGTCAACTTGACCTAAAACTTTTAAATTATCAGCCATGTTTCATTCCCATTAATAAAAATTGATGTCTTTTTATAGCTTTACTTGAATTAACATCTTGTAATCTACTTAACCTATCTATTTCAATAGCTAAATCTTGTAATGCTTGTTCTACAATTCTTCTAGTAACTGCTTCAGTATTAGGGTTATATTCTAATTCTGGTATTGGTAATGCTACAGTTTTAGAATGTGCCATTATCTTTTACCATCAGGTCTTATATCTAATCTTAAATCACCAAGTCTCCAGCCATAATCATTTGATGAATTAGATACTCTTATTGCACATTGTCTACTTCTAGCTCGTGTATTTGTAAATGTAGAAGCTGGTGTTACTGATACAGTAGATAAAGTAGATAAATCTTCTAAAGGATAGTCTCTACCTTTTATTGTTATAGTTACACTATCAGCAGTAGATTGTTGGTCTCTAAATTGTACATCAGGTATTATTTTATTTACTGCTATAAATTTATCTCCATTTGGGTCTAAATCAAAATCACTAGATTCTATAAAAGCTGTAAAATTATTACCATCATCTCCATGACCTATTTCATGTGCATAAATATAGTTATTATTATTATCACCATCATTTTTACTTGCTGCTATTGGATTAGTTAATATTAATGCTTCATCCCAAGCAGTTCTTACAAAGTTATCTGATGTTGTGCCAATAGACCAAACATTTTCTAAATAATTAAACATTACATATCTATCTATTTCATCACTATTTTTTGATGGATAAAACCACATAATTTCATTAGCACTATCATTTACTGCACCAAATATTTTAAATGCTTGTCCTAAGTTTAAATCACTTAAAACATAATCTAAAACTGTACATGGTAATCTTTGTGCAGAACCTGAATATACATAGAATCCTCCATTATCCATAAAATAAACTCTATTATTAGCATTTATTGCTGCATTTGGAGATATTAAAGAGGGACCATGTGCTACTTCATTAAATGAAAAAACAAAAGGTGCTCCAACAAATCTCATAGAAACTATTCCGACATCTGTCCAAATAAGTATTTCTTGTCTTGTTTGTAAAGCTCCAATTATTGAAGAACCCATTGATAGCTGAACTCCACCTGCTTGATTAATAGCTGTAGGTGTCCAATCTGTAATACTTTCTTTATCAGAAAATCTTACTAATAAAGGGTCTAGTGTAGAAGAGCCTATAGGATTACATCCAAAAACTATAGCGTGTTTATCTACATCAGATACCATAACTTGTAAAGCTGTAGTAGGAACATCACTAGCTCCTGCTAAACTTGTAGCATTTACAGCTCTTGTACTTGTACCAGATGATTCATCCCAAAAAAATATACCTCCAGCTCTAGGATTAAATACAGCATCATCTCCAAAATTGTCTATAGACCATAATCTTAACTGATTTGTAAAAGATAATGATGTAGATGAACCCCATGTTCCTGAACCCCAAGTACCAGCACCCCAACCTGTAGATTGTACATATGAATCTAAACCAGAATTTAATTGATATGTACCAACTGTAGAACTACCACCATTACCACTTTCATCACTTGAATTAGCAGTTGCAGTAGCTGTAAAAGTAAATGTGTTAGCAGTTGGAACACTATCTATTTGATACTCTTGATTTAAAACTACAGCAGTAATATTACCACCTAGACTAGCAGCATTACTAAATGTAACAAAATCTCCTTCTGCTGCACCATGAGAAGTATCTGTAGCTGTAATAGTTGTACTTCCATCTGTTGCTGCAAATGTTACATCTCCTGCAGATGTTGTACTTCTAATAGGTGTTATATCAGCATATTGACTACCTTCTAATACATATAATTTTTGATGTGTACCAAGAGTTATATAATTAGAACCATCTGAAGATTTATATGTATAAATTTTTCTTCCTGTGCCAATAAATCTATTTGTGCTTTGTTTTTGCCAACCACCTATTCTTTCAGGTCTGCCTTTACGAAATCTAACTTTATCTGCATCAAACCAACCACCTTCATTACTATAGTTAGTACCTTCTTTATTTATTCCTGGTTTAAATACATATTTTGCTAATGGCATCATTAAACCTCATGCCATTCTTTGCCTTCAAATAGCAAAGCTTCTGCTTCTCTTCTTCTTACTAATCCTTGCTTGACTTCACCACCAGCTTTATTCCAGCGTTTTATTTGATTAGGAATATCATCCCAATTTTTATTATTTAGCCTTTGTAATAATGTGCTTGAAGATAAATTATTTGGTCCAAGATTGTAGACCCAAGACACTAAAGCATCAAACTCATTTTGTTTTAAGTCTACTTTAACTAAATCATTTACATAACCCTCATATTCCGACATTTCTTCTACAAGCAATTTATCTGCTTCTTCTTGTGTTATTGTATCTCCTTCTTTCACACCTTTTGTTGAACCCCAACCATAAGTCCATACTCCTGCAGCACACTTATAAGCTTCTAACTCACAACCCTCAAATTTTTTTATTAAAGATAAACCTTCTTGTGATATTTTCATCTTACTCTCCTTTGTCGTTTGTATGAGATGCTCCGAAATAAAACGAAATAATGGCACTTGCAAGTCCTCCTAAATAACCTAACACTAAATTTATAAGTGCTTCGGAGTTTTGTTCAGGTGGTTGTAGAGTTACTAAAAATATATAACCAAGAAATCCACCTATGGTAAATAAACCTATAATTCTAGCTGTCCAATCTTTGCTAAATATACCTCTAGCATGTTGTTTTTCTTGAGCTTCTAGTTTAAAAACATCTACATCTAGCTCTTTCATTTGAACTTCAAACTCTTGTTCAGCTTTTTTAAGCTCAATCATTTGTTCTGGTGTTGCATTTTGTACTGCTTTTTCTACAGATTTTTGGTCTGCTGGACAACCTAATACTTCAGCTATTTTACCTAAAGCCATATTACCCATAGGTCCAGCTATTGCTGTTCCAAGTGTAGGAGCTACAGCTCCAACTATATTTTTTAATAATGCTTTCATATTATTCCTTAATTAATTGTATATATTTGTATTGGTTCTTTTTTACCTTTTACATATATATTTTTTAGTTTTTCTAATATTATTTCAGAACTAAAATTTTCAGTCTTAATAGTATTATATCCAATAATTATATCTTTACCGACTTCTTTTGTAGAACTTTCTAATCTTGATGCTAGATTAACTGCATCACCAATAGCAGTATAATCAAATCTAGTTTCGCTACCCATATTACCTACAACAGCATATCCAGTATTTACTCCTATACCAATTTCTACACCAAGATTAGCTTTTTTAATATTTTCTTGTATTTCATTTGCACATAAAACTGCTACGCTTTCGTGATTAATTAAATCTATTGGAGCATTAAATATTGCCATCATGGCATCGCCTATATATTTATCTACCATACCCCCGTACTTTTTAACTGCATCAGCTTGTATAGTTAAAGCTTTGTTCATAATTTTAGTTACTTCTTCTGGTTCTAGTTTTTCTGACATAGCAGTAAAACCTCTAACATCCGTAAATAAAAAAGTGCAATATCTACGCTCTCCACCTAGTACTAAAGATTCAGGATTATCTTGTAGTTTTTTAACTTGTCTTGGGTCAAGATAATGTTCAAACTGTTTTTTAATTTGTTGTCTTAATTTGTATTGTTCTCTAAATCTTAAATAAAATCCTATTGATGCAGTAATAAATTGTGAAATTAAAGTCCAACTAACATCTATTAACAATCCACGCTGTATTAAATAGTGTCCAAAAAATATTGTTAAAAAAAATAATAGACTGGTAAATACTATTCCTCTAGTTATTCCAAAAATATTTACACATAACCAAGTCAAAGTTACTGTTATCACTAAAATTAATATTTCAACAGCTAATGCCCAGTCAGGTATATAAGGACTATTTTCTATTAATATGCTTTCTGCTAATGCTGCTTGTATTTTATGTGGTTCTAATAATCCAACAGGTGTTGCAATTTGTGGCATTACTCCATTAGCCGTAACTCCAATAAAAACAAATTTACCATTTACATTCATTTCTTGTAAATTAGTTTGTTCTGTATCTATCCAACTAATCCATTTACGACCAAGACTATCTGTTTTAACAGGTGGTATTCCTCGTATTGATATTTCTTCTATACCATTATCATTAGTTTTTATAATATATGTTTTTACACCAAACAAAGCTTTGTATATTTGTGTACCAAAACTAGGAATCCAATTATTATCAGGTGTTTTTACTAAAAGAGGTATTCTTCTTACAAGTTGGTCAACTTCGGTGGGAGCAATAGCTAAACCAGATAGCGTATTATTTGCTAATAGAGGATGGTTTTGTTTCACTCCCAAAGATACTATACCACCATTATCCTCACCTTTCACTACAGTTCCTGTTGGTTTAGGATAATTACCTTTACCATCTTCAAACATAGCTATTACACTTGGTGCATATCCTAAAGACCTTCCAAAATCTTCATCACCACCCATTCTATCTGGTTGTGGAAAAGATATAACCCAACCTACACCTAAAGCACCTTTGCCTATAATATCTAATTGTATTTCAGCTAATCTTTGTCTAGGTAATGGATAACCACCTTCTCGTTCTATATCTTCTTCTGTTATATTAAGTATTACAAAGTTACCTGAAGCTTCTGGAGTTTTTATAAAAGCATCAAAAATTTTTAGTTTTAATATTTCTGTAGGCGTACTTTGAAATAATAGAGGCAATACTAATAATATAATTATTGGAAATATTAATTTTTTCATTAATTACTTTGCCTTATAGTTATTATAGAATCTCCACCACCATTAATTTTTACTATATTTGATATACCATCTTGTATAAAAATAACTGTATATGAGCCATTTGTATCAATATTTAATTGTATACTTTCACTTACACTTCTTTGTAATTTAATTACATCACCTTGTATTAGTGTAATTATTTGTGTATCAGGGTCTCTACCTAATAAAGTGCCAGTTATTTGAGTTGATGTTGCTTCAGCTAATTGGTCCTCTTCTTCTTGTATATCTAACTCATCAAGCACATTTAATAAATCTTCAAGAAAATTAACATCAAGATAATTTATATCTAATTCTGTAAACTCTAAACTATCATCTTTTAAATAATCTTCTGCAAGATAATCTATATCTAAATCATTAAAATCTAATACACTATCTGTTTGTGAAGTTGTACTTTTTTCTTCTATTACATCTTCTTCTTTAGGCGGTGTAACAATTAACATATTGTCAATAATATCTAAAGATAAATCTAAAATTACAGGTTTAGTTGGAGCAGACTCAAATACGCTTACTGTAGTGGCTTCGTAGGGTTTGTTTAGTATTACAGTCCCCATAGCTGTAACTACCTCTATTTCGCCACTAGAAAGTCCTAGAGCGTCTGGTAACAAAATTATAAGGCTACGCCCAAGTTCATCAACTGTAGCTGTAAAATCAGTTCCTCGTATAGCTATATTTGCTGTAGGTGTTTTTAATTCTATATTTTGTTTATCTATACGATTTAAATTACCTGTAATAAATCTAGCTGTTCCAAGACCAAAGGTAAGAGCCATTTTTGCTTTTGATGGGTCTGGGTCATAAATATACTCATCAATTACTAATTGTGAATGTTCTGTTAATTTTACAGTTGAGTCATCAAGAAATGTTATTGCCATTCTGCCATTAGTAGTAATAGCTTCATCATTACTTTGTATAGCAAATTTTAAATCTGCTTCATAAGATTTATCTCTTACTATTTGGGCATTACCATTTAGTTCAGATATATCTCCAATATCAACAGCTTGTGCTTGTACCTTGGTCGTTTTGAACAACGCACACAGTACCACTATTGCCAACAGATGTAATTTTAAGCCAATCTGGAACCAATGTTGAACCTTGTGTAACATTAAATGTTCTGCTGTTTCCTGTTTGGTCAAGATAGAAATATCCACCTGCATATCCGCTTCCTGTAAAGTTTACTGTGTTGCTATCTCCATCTACATCTACATAGTTGGTTGCACCATCATAATTAATATCAAAGTCAAATGTATTGCTATCGCCTTGTATAATCCAATCTAAATCTAATGTAGCTGCTAATGCAGATGTACCTGTATCTAAAGTAAAAGTATTAGAATTACCTGTTGTAGTTACATTATAATTAGAACTATCAATGCCATAAGTATCTGTTGGGTCGCCTTGAATAGTAAATGTATTACTATCTCCATCAAATTCAAAAAAACCTGTAATGTTATCTCCAAGAATATCTCCAAGAAATTTATTACTATTACCTATTTGATTTATATCTAAAGTAAGATTTAAACCATCTAGGTCTAATGCTGTTAATGTTCCAGCTACAGCATTTAATCCGCCTATAATATTAGAATTACCTAATTGTTCTAAATCTATATTTGCTGTTGCACCAGATTGGTCAACATATATTTCATTATCAGCCCCGTATATTGGCAATGCACTCAGCATCACAATCAGGCTCATTAATTTTAATTTCATCATATTTCCAATAACCTCTCTCGATTCCTGTATAAATTATATTTAAAATACCTGTTTCTACTGCTTTTTGCAAAGCTATAGAAACACTTTCATTTTCTGCAATACCACCTTCAACTTCTACTAATTCTGTTCCAGCTTCAATAAAACGAAAAATGTCTTGCGATATATTTGTAGAGACAATACTTTTAGATACTAAAGTTTCTATTAATACTTCTCCAGTAGATACTGAAACTAACCTTAATGATATAGTTACTGTATCTTCTCTATATTGTTTGCTAGTACCTATTCCTAAATATCTAGCACCTAATCCTCCAGATTTAAGATTAGCTTCATAGCTAATTACTCCACCTTCTATGATTAGTCCAGCAAATAATAAGGGTTGCATCTTATTATCTTCTTTAAACTCTTGTCTTGTACTTCTTATTAACTGTCTTTCTTTGGTTAAATTATCTAAACCAACTCTTTCAACAACTGTAAAAAATTCTCCATTTGCTGCGTGTTTTAATGCTCTAATTAAAAAAGCTTCTGGAGCTTGTGTTATAGCAGTACTAAATAAAGCAAAAGAACTATTACTTTTTCTTTGTCCTGTTAAATCTCTAAAGCTATTTGGATATACAGCTATAGAAGGTTTTACTTTTGCAGGAGATAAATTTTTAAGTTCTTCTGATTGTAAATCTAATATTGCACTAGATTCAATATTTTTTGTTAATGCTAAATCTTTGTTTTCATTTAATACAGCACAGCTAGAAAGTAAAATTACCGACAGGCAAAGAAATTGTCGTAATATTTCCATTTTGGTCCGTTATAGTTAATGTTATTATCCCATCTACAACTTTGTATGTAATTGTATTTCCCTCTAGTGTTAGAGTTCCTTCTGTGCTTGGTGTTTCACCAAATAAATTTTCTACAAGTTGTCTTGATAGTTGTGCGTAAATTCTTGATTCTAAATTTCTTATAAACCTAGCTAATGTTGTATTTTCTTTATCTCTTTCTATTTGTTCTTGTAAAGCTTTTATTTCAGCTTTAAGTGCTTCTTTACGATTAAACTCTTGATTTTCAATAGTTAAATAATGTGCTGATGTACCTATTCCACTAAAGCTAGGATTTTTAAATTTAAAAACTATTTCATCTGCCCATAAAGGGTTTGTTAAAATTACAAGAAGAAAAAAAACACCAAGCAATCCTGCTATTCTATAAATCCAAATATTGTCAGTCTTTTCTTTGGTCATCTCTATCCGCCTTAGCAATTTTATTGCTATCTATAAGTTGTGGTACTCCTAATATAGTTTTAACTAAAGTGTCTTGTCGTATTATTTCATTATCTAAACTACGCACTCTATCTATTAATGCTACTAATATTCCATGTTGTGAGTCAAGTTTTGTGCCTAGTCTTTCTTCCAATGCTGCTATTTGACTTTCAACCTTTTCATCAACAGTATCTAATTTAGTTTCCATACCATCAACAATACGCATTATAAGTTTATAAATAAACCAACCAAGACCAAGAGCTGCTGCAATAGGAAAACCAACTTCTTGTATTAAAGTAACGGCTGATTCCATTAATAATCACCCCAAACTTTTTTCTTTTTTCCTCCATCATATTCTACAGCATGACCTTCTGTTATTAATACTTGACACATATCTCTATCATCTTCTGTATAAGGTATGCCTAATATACGACCATATTTACCTTTACCTAAAGATTTAACTTTTATTTTTCCTATGCAAAGTTCTTTTAACCTTTCTTTTGCAGCAAGTCCTAATTTTTTTTCTGCTAAATCTCTAGTTCTACTTTCAGGTGTATCAATACCTGCAAGTCTAATACGCTGTTTATGAAGCTTTACATCAAAGCCTAAATCAAGACAACAATCAAATGTATCTCCATCTACAACTCTTTCTAATGTAGCATTATAAACAAATGCATCTGGTGATTTAGCCATTATCTTTTTTTTCCTTTATGCAAACCATGTTTTGCGTGTTGTTTACCTGCTCTTGTAGCTGCTCTTTTTTTTCTATTAGCTGCTGCAAGTTTTCTTCTTCCTTTTGGTGTAGATTTTAATCTATCTATTTGTGCTTTTGGAGCATATACTTCACCTGTCTCAGATGATTTCTTTCCACTAGGAGTAGTCCATTTTTGACTTGTCCATCTTTTTAAACTTTTTTGAGATTTTTTTAATGGCATTATTCTTCTTCTGTAAATCCTTCACTATATAAATTATTAAATGTTATTAATGGGTCAAGATAACTTTCATGTCCTTCTGCTGAATGTAAATGTTGTGATGGAGAAAAATCTGGTGCTCCTTCTCCTGTTACCCATAAAGCAGGACTTGTAGCTCTTACTCTATTATTAGGTAATGCTACAAAATTACCTTTCCATTCACAATCTTCAGTTATATATAACACATGAGATTGTTTGTGTTGTGCAGGACAATCTGCAATAGAATTACCCGTATAATCAACTGTAAATAAATATTTACCAGTATAAAAATTATTATCTATTTTACATAACCAAGGACTAGAACTTACTCTATCTATAACTACAACAGAATGATTTCTTGATTCACAATCCCAAGGTTGTGCTAAATGGTCCTCCATAGGTAATGCCCATTCTTCTACAGGAATATCTGCAACTAAAGCTTGTATAGGCATCCTTGCCCACATAGCTCCACCATGAATATTAGAATTATCATCTTCTGCTTCACAGCCTGTAAAAACTACTTGAAAACTTAATGACCTATCTGGAATAGTATTTACAGCTATAGCTAATGCTGATAAATATTCTCCATGATATTTTTGATGATTTGCTGTAAATTCTTTTCTTACCCAGCATTTAAAATGAGGTATATTGCTTATAAGATAAGCCATTTATTTATATCCACCACCTGCTTTTTTATAAGCTTTTGCTAACATTTGTGCTTTCCTTGCTGACCATTGTCCAGGTCTGCCACCTTTACCACCAGCTTTTATTCTATTAAATATACGCTTACGCATACCTGGTTTAGTATAATTACCAGCTTTATTTACTGTTGATTTTTTTGCTCTACCCATTATATAAACCTCGCTAAAAATACTACACCAACAATAAAAGGATAAACTGCCCAAATCATATTATCTAATTTATCAAATCTTTTAGAGCCATCTTCTAAGCGTTTATCTATACTTTTATATATTGCTGCACATTCTTTTTCATGTGATTCTATAGCATTTAAAGCATCTTTAATTGTTGTCATTATTTATCTTTGGCTTTGCCTATATTTAAAGCACACCAGTCAACAACTTTATATAAATTGCTTAACCACCAGTTTCCTTGTGGTGTAGGAGTTATTGCTGCAATAAAAGATGCAATAGCTATAATTGTGCAAATCCATGTAAATATATTAAGTATCATCATTTTTTGTTTCTCCCTCTTTAGAGTTATTATTTATTTTAGCTGTTTCTTCAGCATAAAGATTAGTAAATACAGATAAACTTGCTTTGACTTGGTCTATTTGAAAATTTAAAGTAGCTAATTTTTGATTTAAATCATCAATTTGAGCTTGACAATATTTCTGTGCATTTGTTAATTTTATTTCTTTTTTTGACATAATTAATCCTATAAATAAGTATTAATTATAATGCACTTTGCTATCAAAGTGAAATCTATTAATTAAGAACTTAGTGTTTTTTGTACAGATGTAGGCGTAACTTTTTCAGCTATATTTGCATCTAATGATGCTTTCATATTAGTTACTGTATCGCTACCTAATGCAGCCTCTACCCATGCTTGTACATCACTATTAGTAAGACTAGACCAATTTTTAAAACTAGATAAATCAGATGTATCTAATGCTTGTGTACCATAACAAGATGCTGTCCAGTTATGACCATTGCTGTCTTTATTAGTGTCGTCTGTTGCAGTAAGTCTCCAATGTACATTATGCACCACATTAGATTTACTACTTTTTGTTGGGTATGTATCACAAGTTTTACAATCCCAAGTATATCCTATTGCCATATTATTCTCCTTAGTTTAACTTTCTAAAGCTGTTATTCTTGCCTCTAGTTCTTGTATTGTTTTTACTAATAGTGGAACTAATTTGCTGTGGTCTATGCTTTGATATTCTGGATTGCCTTCACTATCAACTGCATCTTTTTCACCTGTAATTGCCTCAGGTACTATACTTGAAACTTCATGTGCTAAAAATCCATCAACTAAATCGCTAGTATCATCTTTAAAAGTAAATCTAGCTGGTTTTAATTGTTTTAGTCTTGTTGTTGCGTCCCAAGTGTAGGTTACATTTTCTTTTAGTCTATAGTCTGATGATGTATTGTAAGCTGTTGAACTAAATCCTATAACAACAGTTCCAACAGTTGTGCCATCGTTTCTTTGAAAATCAATACCAGTGCCACTAAATCCACTCAAACCTCTACCATGTCTTATTACCACAGCATCAGAAACACCAGTAGAATTTTTATGCACTGAGAATATAGGGTCAGAACCATCATCATTAACTTCAAGAATTGCACTAGGACTAGACCCTTGGTCTCCCATGCCAATTTTTCCATCTGAATTAATACGCATTCTTTCAGCATTATTTGCAAAAAATACTACAGGGTCATCACTACTTGTTCCAAACTGAAAAACATTATCACTAGCTTGTATAAATGCTGATGCATTAGAACTGCTTATTGAAATAGTGTTTGCTACAGTTATACTGCTATTAAATGTAGCTGCACCTGCATCTGACATATCAAGGGTGAGGGCAGTTATAGTAGAACCACCATCGTTTCCTTTGAAGATTAAGTCTTTATCAGATGTAGCATTGTACAAAACCATGCTACCACTATCAGAAGTAAAGGTAGCTAAAGTTGTTCCTGCGTCCTTAAATCTAAAAGCTCCGCTATCAGCATCAAGAATAATATCTCCTACTACATCAAGTATTAAATCGTCGCCATCAGAAACAATAGAACCAACTGTTGAACCAGCTTGATTTATAGTGATTATATCACCATCATTTGCCATTCTATTTAAGACTAAAGGAGCAGCTCTTCTTGAAGATATATGTACTCCAGTTCCAGTTTGACTTGCCGACATGCCAAAGAAAGCTGCACTACCTCCAGTATCATTAGCATCTGTGTTTGCTATATTTTGTGTAGTTCCAAACATAGCATTTCCTGAACTATCAATACGAATTCTCTCACTATTACCAGTAACAACTCTAAATGTGTCTGCATCATTAAATCCAAAAAATGTATCTGTATCTCCTGCATGAATTATATTTGAAGTAATGGTTACATCTGCTCCATCTACAGTTAAGTTTCCATTAAAAGTAGCTGCACCTGCTTGGGACATATCAAGAACTAGAGCATTTATATTTGAACCACCATCACTACCTGATAAATAAATATCACCATCAGATATCATGTTTTGTAAATATAAATTAGCAGGTGTTGCATTAGTATATAAAGAACCCCAATGTGTTCCACCATTTAATAATTTTATATCTGCACCATCTGCATCAAGACTAATATCTCCACCAACATCAAGTGTAAAATCACCTGCATCAGAAATAGTAGAACCATTTATAGTTATATCATCTACTGTAAGTGTTGTAAGAGTTCCAAGACTTGTAATATTTGGTTGTGCTGCTGTACCAAGTGTTCCTATAATACTTTGTGCAAATGTTACTTGCCCACCATCAGCTATGGTCATGGCATCATCTCCATCAGTATATTCTATAAGAGGAGTTTGAATGGAAGAACTGGTTTCAATGATACCACTTGTTTGTAAATTTAATGCAGCAAAAGCATCTATAACTGCTGCTCCAGAACCTGCTCCATCAGAATAAACTACTCTAGTTTTACCAGAAGGTATTGTTACATTAGAACCACTACCTTGTGATATGTTTATTGATTGAGAACCTGATGTTGCATTTTCTATAATCCATACTTTAGATACAGTATTAGGTGCAATAGTAAGTGTTCTTGTTGCAGATAAACTACCAGATGAAGTAACTTTTAAATAAAGACTTCTTACTGGGTCTGTTGCTCCATCAGCTATAGTAGTTGTAACATCAGCATCAGAACTAAAAGATGCTTCCGTGCCATAACTAAAAGCTTCTGCAATTAGTTCTAAATTTGTATTTGTAGTATCACCCCATGTTCCACTAGCATCGCCAGTAGCCATTTCATTTAATCTTAAATCATTTACATATGAACTTGCCATAATTTTTCCCTTTTATTAATTAAGCTACTTCACTCCAATCTGGAGTTTGTGAAGTAGAAACTTCTGAATAACTTGCTGTTTGTGTAGTTGATATATCTTGATAGTCTGGTGTTTGTGTATCATTAATAATAGTCCAAATATTAACACCTTGTATTTGACCAATACCAAATACTCCTGTTATATCAACAACTGATTTAGCTATTACTGTTTCATCACCTAGTGTTGTTGTACCTACTAAACCAGTAACTGATAATATATTAACACTTATTGTACTAACTGTTCCTAATGAACTTGTAGCACTTAAACCTGTAGGAGATACAGTAGCTCCTGCAGAAACTGATTCATCACCAAGTGTTCCTACTGAAGCAGAACCAGATACGCCTGTTACTGCAGCACCTGCTGTAATAGCATTACCAAGTGCTGATGTACCTGCTAATCCTGTTGTAGATGTATTTGCACTTGCTGCAACTGTTTCACTACCTAAAGCTGATGTACCTACATTTCCTGTAACAGATATATTAGCTACACCAATAACAGTTTCGCTACCAAGTGCTGATGTTGCACTTACTCCAGTTACACTAACTAAAGCTTTTGCTATTACTGTTTCGCTACCAAGTGCAGTAGTTCCTGCAACTCCAGTAACAACAACTGGTATAGGTTCACCCCAAGTAAGTTGTCCCCAGGTCCCTCGACCCCAACCAGTTATATTAGCCATAGGCTATTAAGCTATTCTTATAATAGCATTTGAAGCATCTGCTGTAGGAAACTGTATAGTAAAATCTCCTGCTGTTGATGTTTTATCGCCACCAAAAGCTAATACAGCAACTGCTGGGTCTCCTGAAGCACTATCATTAAATATTAAAGCTCCATTAGCAGTTATAGTAGCTGTACTAAATGTTAAATCTGCAAAGTCTGTTAAAGCAGTTGTGCCTGAAGTTGATGGGTCAACTCTAGTTAGTTCGCCACCTTTAGCTGTATAACCTGTTCCGCTAACTTCATTAGAAGTAGTATATGCAGTAGTAGAAGCACCTAATGATGCTGAACTTGTATATAGTGCTAATTGAAAAGTACTACCACCACTATTTTTAAAATTATGTACACCTTCTAATAATTCTTTTTTAAATGAAGTACACATTGCTTGTGAAATTGCCATTAAAGTCTCCTTATAATATCAGCCATGTCTTTATGACCTTGTTTTTGTAATAATCCTGCTACAGTAGCTCTATCACTAGCTATAGCTTGTTTTAAATATAAAAGTACAACTTGTGTCATACTATCTTTAAATGCTTGTGCTTGTGCTTTAACCATAGGGTCAGCATTATCACTAATAGATATTAATCTATCTATAATTCTTTCAGTCCAGTATTCAGGACTTAAACCTTTGTTATTAGTAGTCTTAACATTTATATCACCAACATTACTTGTTATATCTACACTAAACATTATGTTACCTGTTGTCTTACAGGACCAGTCCTATAATTATCTTTAGTATTTTTACCTTCGGCAAATACTTTTAACCTTGCTATAGCTTCTTGAAACCTTTTATCATAGTTAGCCATAACATCAGCTTCTCCTTTCATAAAAGTATATGCTTCAACTAATGAGCCATATAATAAACAATCTGGTGCATTTGTACCTAAATAACTTGTGCCATCACTACTTGTTGTAATAGATGTTGGTCTATATTCATAATGTAGTTCTGCTGTAAAATTTGCATTAGGTGTTGGTGCTACAATAAAACTATCTTCATCAAATCTAGCATAATATTTAGGAACACCAGTTGTAGAACTATTAGGATATGCTTCTCTTATAAAAGCTACATCTTTAAATAATAAATATTCATAACCACTATTATCTACTGCTAATGAATGTGAAGATAAAAAGTCTGTAGGTGTTGATAAATACTGATTACCAGATGTTAAAGTACCTGTGACATTTTTTCTAAATACTGGTAATGATACAAGTTTTTGTATTCTATCTTCTGTATTAACAATAAATTCATCTAAATTATTTACAAAAGTAGTTTCTGTATTATTAGTATAGTCTTGTATTGCTGTTTTTAATGTTGTAAATGTCCAAGCCATTATTCTGTACTCACTTTAACTGTTCCTATTTTTGTTCTTAAAACTAAACCTGTACCTGCTACAGGGTCAAAACCATAATATTCAGTAGATGATTTTTTACCTCTATCAGGTCTTGGATTATATAACGCTTGATTATCTGATGTATCTATCTCACCAATCTTTAATTGTGGATGGTCTATATCAAAACAATCATCACAAACTCTTAATCCATTACGAATACCATCTTCTATTTCATATTTTAAATCTTTTAACTTATAGGTAAATCCACATCTATCACAATCGCCTAAAGCTTTTTTTCCTGCAGCGTAACTCATCTATATACATTCATATCAGGAACAAATTTTACAGGTGCTTTTTCTCTATCAGCATCACTAACATCATTCCAAAGTTCATCATATCTTTGTTTAATTATACCTATTCTATTTTGTGCTTCAGGTATTTTAGTAGCTAAATTAAAAGCTAAAGCATATGTAAGGCATGGTAAATATCTACTAGGTACATCTGCATTATTACTTGCTACATTACCTGCATCTTCTATTCTTTGGATATAGTCATAAACTAAAGTATATATTTCTGCAGAATCAGGAGTTGCCCATAACACTATACTATTAGAACTTGTACCTTTATCTACAAAAAATTGTGTTGGTTTGGATTGCAGTAATTTACTAGCTTGATGATTATATTCTGTTCTTGATATTCTATTTAATCTTTGGTCAAATTGATTATCTGTATCACCTGCATCAGTTCTTATAAAAGCATCTACAACTTCTAAAGCACTAGATTCTAAAGTATATGTATTTGTACCAGCAGTTAGTGTTTGTGTAGCTTGTTCTATTTTCCAAAGATTTAAACCTTTATTTTGCCACTCTAAAAAAATAAGATTAAGAGCTCTTTTAGCTCCTTTATAATCATAACCAGAACGCATTTCACTACCACATATATCATAGGCTTCTTCCATAATATCGCCTAAATCTAATGTAAATGCTGTTGTTCCACTTGTTGCCATTATTTACCTTTCTTTTTTCTAATTGCTTCTTTACCTTTTTTAGCTATAGCTGCTTGTTGAGTTTTACCTGCAACTTTAGCTCTTTGTTCTAATACAGTTAATATTTGTATTTTACGAGCAAAAGGTTTATTTATTCTTTTAACTTTTGCTACAGTTGCTCTAGCATCTGCTGGAGTTTTAAATTTAATACTAACTGTATCTTTTGGGTTTTCATCAGTATATAACCTACGACCTGAGCCTTTAGGTTTTTTACCTGTTCCTACTTTAGGGTCTCTACGCTTTCTCAATTAACACTTCCACCTTCTACGAGCTTGTCTAATTCTTGAATTAGGGTCGTTTCTAGTTTTAGCTGAACTGCGTTTAAGTTGTCCTAAAGACCTAGCACAATAAGATTTTCTGCGTTTTGCTGCCTTACTACCTTTTTTAACTTTACCTGTTACTGCTGTTTTTAATTTAGAACCAGGATTTAAACGCCTATAAGCTTTAACTCCTGCTTTAGTCATACCAGCACCAGACTTAGTTGGTCTAAAGTTTTTTTTATTTCTAGGCGGCATTTTTGCCTTTTTTCTTATTGGCATAGTTATTTAGTTAGGATTTACCACCTTTCATGCCATATTTAGTATTTCTACCGCCTTTCATGCCACCTTTAGTTCTCATCATAACTTTTTTACCTGCAGCATAACCTTTATTTTCCATGGGCATATCATTAGTCATTTTAGTATTCATACCCATACTAAACATTCTTTTAACATACTGTTTGTTAGATTCAGCTCCCATTTCAGTTGCTCTTGGTTGTCTGCCTCCAGCCATACCATATTTGGTATTCTTGCCACCTTTCATACCATATTTGGTGTTTTTACCACCAGCCATGCCATATTTTGATTTTTTAGCTGCCATAATTAATTCCTTTATTTAGATGCAGCTTTTTTAGGTCGCCCTCTTTTTTTAGCTGCGGGTTTTTTAGTTGTTTTCTTTTTTGGTTTTTTACCACCAACATAAGCTTCATTTACATCAGGAGTTGATGGGTCATCAGCTACATAATGACCTTTGTCATCTCTAGCTCTAACACCATTCATTTCATCACATTTGCGTTGTGCATCTGCTAAATCTGGGTCTGGACCAAATACTGGTCTCCATATACCATCATCTGAAGCTTCTAAAACTTTATATTGCGGTGGAAATTCACCTGTTTCTGATATTATATAATTTGCCATAATAAATCCTAATTAATCAGAATACACTTTTATCATTTCTAAAGTAATAGAATAAGTGTCTCCTGAAGAGTGTCCTTTAGTAGTAAGAAGAATATCTCCTGTTTTACCACTACCTGCATTATTTGGTAATCCACCAAAATCTCTAAAATCCATATGTCCATTACTACTTTCAGCAAGTTCCATTAAAAGAACATTACTTGTAGCATCTAAAAATAATTGAACAGACATACCTACGATAGCATGGCTAACACGCATTACTCTAACTTCAGAACAAGCTGTACCTGCTGAGTTAGAAGCCAAGGCAGATACATCTACCTTGGCTACTGCTGATTCTCCTGTGCCATCGCTGACATTGGTAAATTTCATAACGCAATTTCTTTCACCATCTATTATGGTTTGTGAAGTTACTGCATCAGCCATAATTTACTCCTATGCGTCAGAAAACGCTGGAACATCTGCACCTTCTTGGTTACCCCAGATATACCAGTTAGTTGAATCTTTAGCTAATATATTGATTTCAAACAGACCAAAATCTGTAAGAGTTAATATAGAATTAGAATCACCATCAGAATATACAGAAACATTATCTGCATTTGAATCTAAATGAATAATACCACCTATATAAAAATTAGTATTAGAACCTGTGCTAATAATTAAATTTTCTGTTTCTTCTGCTGCACCACCATAAATAAGTTTAAAGTAAACTCCTTCTGAAGGTGAAGGTAGAGTTAATGTACAGTTAGCTGATAATGCAGGAACAACTGATACTCTACCACCATGTGTTGCTGCTGTTAATGAAATAGCTGTAGTATCAGCTAAAGCTACAGGTGCTATTTGCATACCTGAACCATCTAAAGTAAAAGATGTAGATATAGCTCCTGTGCTTGAATTTTTTGAAATGACTTTAAAGCCATTCTCAGACCTTACTGGTCCATTAAAAGATGTATTTGCCATTTTTTTCTCCTAAAAGAAAATATCTATCGTCTTGGCTTGTCTGCTAGGTCAGTCGATAGATGTGTTAATAAAATACCTAGATTTGTAATATAACATAAAAAAGGGGAGCGTGTGCTCCCCTTAACAGTTCTTACGAACTACCTGGTGAACCAAAGATACCTAGTGGGTCAGATACACCGAAAGAATATCTTTCTCTCGCTTTATATCTAACATTACCAGTATCGAAGTCTCCATCCATAGTAGTAGTCATAGGAGCTCTAACAAAATGCTTCATTCCATCTGGAACATCTGTTGTGATAAAGAAAGCATTTGTATCAGTTAAATAATGATTAACTGAATAACCTTCTGGTATCACACCATTAGTTTTTACTGCATTTATGTCATTGTCAGCAGTTCCTACTCTATAATCACTTTGTAACAATCTAGTTGCCACAAATTGTAAATCACTAGGAATAATAAGCTTTCTAGCTTTTGCTGCAATTTTTAGACCTCTTTCATCAGTCCATTTGCCGATTTGAATGATTGCATCTTCTAAAGATGTTTCATTTAAGTCTGCACCTGTTGATGGTCTATTACTATTGGTACTGCCGTTTACAAGCGGGTGAGCTGTGCTAAATAAAGCGACACCATCACCAGAAGAAAAAGTAGTTGAGAATCCATTATTTAATGGAAACGCTGCTTTTACTTGCTTTGTATAAGACATAGCTCTAGCTAATGCTTTAGTATATCTAGCTGATACTGATACATAGAGATTATCCTCCATAGCTTCTTCAGTAATACTAAATCCTAAACCAATAGTTTCGTGAGTATATCTTGCGACAAAAGATTCTTGTGCTGTATCGTAAACGATAGCAGAACCTTCATCTTTGACTGGAGCTGCTCCAAAACCAGATAACTTTAACTCTTCTTCAAAACTTCTTTCTGAGTTTTCAGTTACATAGATTTCTTCGTGCTCGTTCTCATAACGATTATATTCTTCTCCGAATAATGCGTTAAGACCAGGTAAGAGTTGTTTTAACTCGTTAGCTCTTGAAATAGCTGCCATAATTTATCTCCCTTAACCTATACCTGTTGTATTTAACAACTGGTGTCCGACATTAAACATTACTAATACATCTGTGAAAGAATCACCAATCGCACTATCTGGTCCGTCAACAAAGTCAACGATTTTTACAGGTAGTGTATTAGTGGTTGCTACAGTAGATATATCAACCGAATTTTTGCTAGTACCTATTGATGTACTTCCTGCAGTTTGCACAACAGCACAGTTCTTACCAAGGTCATCTTGGTCGGCTGCACCATCACATTGCATTTGCATAAGTATAAATGGGTCAGTAGCAACATAAGCTACAATATCATCTGCAGCAGTTGATGCTGGATAATATTGATTTGGCGTAAATTGGTTTGTATTTGGGTCTGTGTAAGCACAACCAAGGAACACACCAATAGGTGTTAAAGATGTTGTACCAGTATCTTTTTGGATAGTGGTATTAGGGTTATCATCACCCCACTTTACGAAATCGCCATAGAATATGGATGTACCATACGCATTTTTAATTTTGTAATGTGTAACTTTTCCTTGATAGGGACTTCCAACTACAGTACCAACTGGTCTGGCTCCATGTGGAGCTGCACTTGATGCCATAATTTTCTCCTAAAAAAAAATATTAATATATCAAGATACTATGAATCTTTACCAAATGTTGTTCGTGATTTTCTTTCAAAAACTTGTTTGGTAGCCATTCTTGAATCTTGGTCCTTAAAATAAGTGTTATCGACAGATTCCATTTGAGATTGTGCTAATTCCGAAAAATATTCATCTCTAGCTTTCGCTTTTTCTTCTGGCATCTTACATAACAGTTGTCCACCAATTTCAACATTACCTTTCTTTGACCATTCAGAATTGTGGTCCATCATATGAATTTGAAGTTCTGGGTGGTCCTCTAATCTACAAGGTTGCCATCCTTCCCTCAATTTTCTTGATACATTAGGATTATCAGTTTGACCTAAAAGGCTAGTTCTAATATACCTAAAGACCCATCCCTCTTGTGGTGTTGGATTTGGTAAGTTTGATGGATTTTCCCAACTTTGTACTCGTTGAGCAGCCTCTCGGCTTTCTATTTCCCTAGGGGTACGCTCTACTGACTCTTCAGTATTTTCAAGTTCTTTATTATCTTGTTCAGACATTTTAAGACTCCTTTAATAATTGATTTGCATACTGCTCAGGCGTTATATTAAGTCGCTTTGCGAGAGCAACTTGGCTTTGAGTCAGATGTATTTTGCGAGGAGGTTTACCGCTATTCCTCGTTGCGGGTGCTACAGGATTTACTACCTGCCTTCTAGGTGTTTCTACAACTGATTCTGCTTCCGCAGTTTGTTGTGTAACACCAAAGAAACTTGGAAATTGTTTTCTCATACCTGCATCAACTTCAGAATAATATTTCTGACTATCTTTTGCAGGGTCAATACCATTAGCTTGTAAAGATTGGTCTATATACATAGCATATGATGTCATTTCTTTGTGTATTGGTTCAGTACCCATAAACCATGGATTTTTTTTCGACCAAGCATCCATATCTGGGTCTGTAACTTTTTGTTGTGGTTGTACTTGTGATTGCATAGGTTGTTGCTCTACAAAATTAGATGCAACATTTTGTTGTAGCTGTTCTGCATAATTAGCTGATTGTTGTTCTGCTAATGTAGCATTTGCTATTTCAGCTTGTGCTTCTGCCATTCCATCAGCATTACCTTCTTCATATGCTTTTTTGTATTTTTCTTGTGCATTATATTTTGCCCATTGTGCATTATGTAACGCTTGTTGATTTAATACATCTCCACCTTGGTCAACTACACTTTGTAATTTTTTATTTTCACTAATTAAAGTTTTTAATACTCTAGTAGCTTCTTGTGATTCTCTTAAAGCAGCTTCTTTAGCTCTTCTTTCTTCGTGATATTCATATTTTATTTTATTAATTCTATCACCAGCAGCTTTACTATAATCTGCTATTTCTTTATCTAAAGTTTCATCATCAACAGATTGTTCTTTAGTTTCAACTTTAGGAGCTCTTCTATCTTCTTCAGGTCTTTCATCAATAACTTCTACTTCAATATCTTTTGGAGAAGAAGTATTAATTTCACTTGCTACACCAAAAAATTTATCTTCTGATGTTTGTTCTGATACAGGTTCTGCGTTTGTATCTATTACTTGTTCTATACTTTCACTCATGCTCTAACTACTCCTGTTGGGTCATCGACTACTGCTTCCACAGTATCATCATTAATTAAACGAAACTCTTTACCATACATTTTCATTCTAGTACCTGAATAAGCTCTAAATATTACCCAATCACCTTCTTTACACCAAGGTCCAGTTGGAAATCTTTTTTTATCAACATATGCTTCTTTACCTAATTTTAAAACATAACCACAAATATTTGATGTTTCTTCATCAACTCTAGTTTGACTAGCTTTGATAATGCCACCATCTGTAGTTTCTTTAGCTTCAGGCATAGCAATAAGTATTTTCCATCCTTTAGGCATTGGTAGTTGGCTTTTAACCTCAGCAGTAGGCTCAGGTTTTTTAACGCTTTCTGGTTTTGGGATATTTACTTTTTTATCTTTATCCATATTTTGCACGACATAAGGTGTCGAGTTCCTATTCTTTTAAGTGTTGTTCTTTCCAATCAAGAACTTCACGCTCCGCAAGAGCTAATCCTTCTATAACTCCTGTCAATTTTTTGTATTCAGAAAAGTCTTTACAACTTCCTGTTGAGATATGGTCTGAACATTCATGCATCATATCTCTTAATTTTTTAATTAAAAAGGTAGATAGTGATTGCTCATTAATATCATTACTCATTCAATTTGCTATCTTCTACTATATTTTTAGCAATGTCAATACCTGTTTTATAATCATCTAATACTTTTTGTTCTGCTCTTTCTTCTCTATCTAGCAAATCACTAGCAATTTGCTGTCCTATTTTTAAACCACTTGTTTCTTGTTGAGCTTCAATTCTTTTTTCTTCTAGCTCTTTATTGTTCATTGCTTTAACAGTATCTAGTTGTATCTTAGCTTGACCTTCTTGTGTTTTTCTTTGAACTTCAGCTTCTTTAATAGCAACTTCTCTTTCTTTCATTTGTATTAATGGGTCTTGCTGTTGCTGTTGTATTCTTTGTTGTTCTGCTTGTGCAGCATTAGTACTTGCTACTCTTTGAGCAGCTTCAGCAATAAGTGTAGATAATCTCTTTTCTACATCTGCTGGTAGTGGTTCACCTACTGGAGGTAACTCTACACCCATTTCTCTTTCAACTTGGTCTCTAAACTGTAATGATAAATGTTGCATAATATAATCAGAACCAGCACTTTGTATAACTTGTGCATTAGGACTTTGTTGTACTTTTGCTTGTATATTTGGGTCTTGTTGTGCAGCCGCTAATGTATTGATATGAGCTTCATGGTCTTGGAACTCATATGCTTGTACAGGCTTACCATTAATAATATTTTGTACTGCAGTAACTGGGTCAACTGGTGGTACTTTATCTTGTAGAGGTATAATAGTTTCTGCATCTTTAATGCCTAATACTTCAAGCATTTGTCTATGTAGTTGACCTAAATCATATAGTTGTGGTGCTTGTTGTGCTAATTGCATAGCTGCTTGATACTGCATAATTCTTTGTGCCATAGTTGCAGCATTTGGGTCTGATACAGGTAATACATCTACTCTAGCATCAAAATCTTGTAATTTAATTTGTTGTCCTTCTTTTACTTCATATGGATAAGCAGGATTTGTAAAGTCTTTAATTACACCAACTAATATTTCAAACTCTCTTTTCATAGAAGAATGTAATCTAGCTTGTACTGCTGACATTACTTTCATGTTTCTTTCTAGTAATGCTAGTGTAGTGCCTACAGGTGCTTGACTATTCATGTCTGCTGTTTTCATATCTGCAATACTTGCAAACCTTTTACCTTCTTCTACTATATTGCCTAATAAAGAAAATAATGTTCCTGAAGGCTCTTTATAAGGTAAGAAAGTAATATTATCTCTTATAGCACCACCTGGCACATCTACATCTCTAAACTCTCCAGGCATAATGGGACTATCGTCTCCTTTTATACGCAATCCTCTAGCTTTTAAACCACCAGGTAAATTACTTAAAGTACCTGCATCTACTAATTGTCTAAGTATAGATGTAGCAGATTTTGCTAATCCACCAATCATATGTATTAATCCAAAGCCATAAAACCCTAGTCCTGGTAGATATTGATAGTGAACAAAATGCATCCTTCTTAATTTAGCAGGGTCATCTTCATAATAGTTTCTTCTAATACTAAGAATAATTCCAGAAGGATGGTCTATAGTTACTACATAAGGTAATGCTATTCCTGTATCTTGACCATTTGCATCTTTATCTTCAAAGCCTTTTAAATCTAAATCAACCTGCATTTCTAAGACAGTATGTCTTGTATCATAGCTATAGCTTTCTGATTCACCAGTCATCTCATTATATTTTTTAGTAATATCAGAAGATGTTGGTGTTGCATCTGGTAATTCTATATCTCTATAAAATCCATTAACTTGCATCTTTCTAATATCATTAGATGACTTTTTCATTACATGAGTAGCTCTTTCACAAGTTTCTAAATCACTTGCACCATAATTAACTACAACATCTTCAGCAGGTACAAATATACCGCTTGGTCTATTTAATGTTGGGTCAAAATAAACTTTTCTAAATGCTGAACCTGCAAGTGGTAAAGAAAATAACATCTTTTCTGTTTCACTTCTGTATTCAGTCATTTCATAAGTTAAAAGATAATTAAGATAATCTTGTACTCTTTGACTTTGTTTTTCTTTAGCAGAATCAATATTACCAACTATTTTAGTTCTTACTGGACCTGAAGCAGGAAATATCTCAGATATAGCCTGTGATTGAAACTTTACTACAGCTTCACTTAACATAGGATGAAATACACCACAAGCTCCATTCCAAGGAGTAGTTCTTTCCTCTATCTTTAAACCTAGTTGGTCTAAGCCTTTTACATAGGTTTCTTCCCATTCTGACCTAGAATCTTTATCTGCTTGAAATGCACTTATTAACTCATTACCTATAGAGGTTAATTCATCTTCATCTATAAAATCTACTAAGTTGGAGTTAAAATCAGCATTATTCATTTGTGATGAATTTGGGTCAAAGTCAATAATCATGCCACCATCATCAGTTTCAGTAGTTTCTATTTCTATATCTAAACCTGATTCTGGTTCCATTTCTACTAGACCATCTATTGGCGTAGCAGGTTCGTATTGTTTTTCTATAGCCAATTTAATCTCCTAGTAATAATCTGCTGTTCTATTGTGTTCTAGTGGCTCATCTTCTTCATCTGAATCAAGAGGAACAAAACCACCTTGCCTAAATCTTAATAATGCTTGTGTACTGCTATCAACTAAATCATCATGTTCCATATTAGGAAATCCAGCAAACTCTTCTATAACTTCTTCTGCCCATCTAGTTGCAGGTGCCCAAATAACTCCTGAAGCAAATAGGTCTGATACAGCGTTTACTCTTGATATTTTGTCATTACCACGACTAGGTGTATATTCTTGTACAGGAATACCAGTTGCTCTTAATTCAAATATAAGAGGCATCCCTGCTGCTTTAGCTTCTACAATAAAAGCATCAGGCTTATAAGCATTGTACTTTTCTAAAGCTGTTTTCTTTAAATCTGGGAATTCTAAACGCTCTTTATAAGCATCTAGTAGTATTAGTTGTGGAGCAACAAGTCCTTCATCATTCTCTTTATAAAATACTCCCCATGTGGTACAAGCTGAATAGTCAGCTCTTTGTGTTTTAAGAAAGGCTGTATCCCATGATTGAATGATAAACTCACAATCTGGTGGATTTATACCATCCCATGTTCTCCACCATTCTCGCTTAACAAGAGCACTTTCTTCAGAAGTAGGGTCTTGTTGATACTGAGCCATCCACTTAGAATTAGGCAGTTCAGCTCTTAAAGCTTCTAATTCTTCTAATTTCCAAAAAGCACTCCATAAAGGCTTTCCAGAAGGTAATATTGCAGGTAGCTCTATAACTTCCCATTGGTCGGCTCCGCCACGCTTTATACTAGCATCTACAACTTGTCCAGTTAGGTCTTTATTATGCCACCTTGTCATTACTACAACGATTGCACCATTAGGCTGTAAACGCTGTCTAGGACCAGATGTGTACCATTCATAGGTACGATTAAAGACATTGATGTCTGCTGAAGCTCCTTCTTGTTCTGAGTGCGGGTCATCAATGATAAGCAGGTCTGCACCTTTACCAGTAACAGCACCACCTACACCAATCGCAAAATATTCACCGCCTTTGTTCGTATTCCAACGACCCGCAGCTTTGGAATCCGACTGCAAACTAACATTGGGGAATATACGCTTAAAATCTTTGCTTCCCACAAGGTTTCTAACCTTTCTACCAAAGCCTACAGCTAGTTCTGCAGTATGTGCGGTTTGAATTATCTTCTTTTCTGGCTTACTTCCTAAGAACCAAGCAGGTAAAAGATAAGATGCGAACTCGGATTTAGTGTGTCGAGGTGGCATATTGATAATTAAACGCTTTAAATCGCCATTAGCAACACGCTCAAAGGCATCAGCCATGATTTTATGATGCGGACCCTCTATAAAAGCACTCCACATCTCTTTAACAAAGTGCATATAGTCGTCTGCACACTTCTCACGAGCCTTTGCTTCCTCTAATTCATCCAATAAACCTAGTAACTCTCTCTTTTCATCTAAAGAAAGGTTCTTTACTTGGCTTAATATTTGGTTACTCATACATCTCCTATACTAGATAGTAAGTAAATACCCTCTAAAATTAAAAACTTACTAAATATCCACCACTTAATGGCACTTAGCAAGTAAATACTTTACAAGTAGGTACCTACTGGATGTAAATCACGCTAGATTTTAACATAATTGCACATCTTCACATAAAAAACAACTATTTTTGCAAAATAATATGGGGATTCTAGGGTCCCTTAGATGTTTTCTACAAAAATTCTAATAATATCTTACAAAAAACGCTATCAAAATGCAATATATAGGGGGGGGTACATGAAAATAGGTAATATCCTGTGTAAATCACTATGTATATAAGATAGTCAGGTACCGCTGACTATTTTTGGGGGGGGGTGGGGTCATCTTTTTGCATTATATATAGTCATTTTTTGGGTCTCAAAAAACATTGAGTTAACAGTATTAATTAGGATTTTATTAAAAGGTCTGGAATAAGATGTTCGAAAACATTTTTGATCGCATCATTCGAACATCATATTCTATTTAATTGAATGATATTCATTGATAACTGTGTTAGTCCTCTATTTATTAAGTAATGCTTCAATACGCTCTTCAATGTCTCGCTCGACTTCATCACTTGTTCTCGCTTCTTTGGTTTCAACGACATCACTAAATAACGATACGCTCTTACCCAGTAATTCCAATGCTCGAATCCTAGCTGAATCAGAATCAGATTCTTTGGACTCACGATAAAGTTGGTCTATGACATAGTTCCTAGTCCTTAGCGATGTAGCAACTGATGACTGCTCTTTTCTTTGGATAGCCTTTTGTATGCTTAGTGCTATCTTAGGGTTAGCGACTAAACGACTTGCTTCGACTTCTACCCATTTTGGTATCTTCCCAGTCTTGGTTAATTCAACATCATAAACCTTTGCATATGCTTCTTTATAACTACCTAACTTTCCCTTGATAATTTCATCCACAAACTGGCGTTGCTTAATCGTTAAATCTTTATCTTGTTTTACTACTTTTAATTTTGGTTTCTCTTCTTTGCTCATACTGAAATCTTATCTCATGTATGGAGAAAATATAATGCTCACAAAACGATAGCAAAAATAATGAACTGGTAAATAATTAATAAAGTGTTTGAAATGATGTGCAAGATAGATTAAACTTTTCATTACAGACCAAAACGATTATGTCTCTAAACTGTAGCTACCGCCCAATGGGTTCTCTAAAGGATTAAAGGTAAGAGGTTCTAGCAGTAAGTTAGAGTAGGTTCTCCGAGAAGCTCTATCTGAAATCCGCCTAAGAAAGTGGCTAGTGTGAGAGAGTGTAAAGCTAAGTGACAAAGTGATGAAGCAAGACTCATAAATCCAAAAGGAAATTATCTTTTTGCCATTGATACAAAATTGATATGGACTTACTTAAAGATATATAACTTTTGGGACTGCTCCAACAGTCCTTGAATTAACAAGCTGATGAGCATCCTAATTATGGGATGCAAGAAACTGACCTTGGAGGGTCTTTTGATTATGAAAACGACTTTTATAGACTTTGCTACAGCAATTTTAGAAATGAAGTACGAGGATATTCCTCAATATGTTTTTGACTTTTGTGAAGTTGCACAACCAAACAAAAAGCAAAAAGCAGTTCACTATGTTTTAGAAATTGCTCGTTGGAAATCCAAAAAACAAAAATGGAAACAAGAAAAAAATCTTGTTAGTCCATATCATTTTGGATGCGGATATGGGTCTAAAAAAATGTTCTTAGATAGGAAAGTAGAAGTATGCGATATGTTTATTAATGATAACTATAATTCACTATCCCAACATCTAAGATAAACCAACTGATGAGCCAATGAAATTTTGGCGAAACTAGATAAGCAATTATCTAGTCTTGGTGTTAGCAATTTGCTAACAAATATT